ACTACAACTCAAATGACTAGTGCTGCTTTATACGAAATCTCATTTGAAACCCAAGAGCGAATGTGTATGGAAAAAGCTAGAAAACTTGAATCTTTAGGTCTCAAGGAATATACAGTAATAACAGCTGATACTGTATACTATGTAGTAATACCTCTTGATAGTGCTGTTAACCACAGTACTTTTGTTAAATACTTTGAAAAGTAAACTTTATTTATAAATACGATTACTTATATATAATATCTTAAATAATAAATCATGACAACTAAAAATGCAATTATCTCTTTAATTAAAAAGCGAAACGAAGGTTACAGTAGCACTAATGTTAAATGGAACTACGAGGTATCAAAGACACCGTGGTCAAATCACGAAGTAATAAACGTAAAAGGCTTTGAAGTATCAAAAGTCTTTTCATGCATGTCTATGTTAATAGAGCCTATGGTTGCTAGCGTAGAAATTGTAAATGACAGAGAAGTTAATCTAAGAATATCTAGATAATGACTGATACAACAAACCCCTGGGATATGCTATGGGCAATACAAGAAAAGCATGAATGCTTTTGGAGAAACAAGTGGAACCATGTAAGTGAGGAATGGGATAGTGTACCATTTACAAAAGACGACATCGACAACATGGAGCTTTATGAAGTAAGTGAGTTGCTTAACGACCACCTGGAAGGCCTAACTGACGAGTTAATGTATTTTTCATTTTCTTTGCGAAGAATGTGATTAAGATGAGCAATCAAAAAATAGTTGGTTTTTTCAAAATTAAATAACTACAAAAATAAATGGTAACAATAAGCAGAATAAAAGAAGATGAAGCTGGCTTGGCTAACGGTACAAGTTATCACGGCCACGGTGTTTGGTGTAGTCTAAATGAAATAGTATCAGTGTTTGGAAAACAACATTATACTGGTCCTAAATCTGAGAAAGCTCAAAACGAGTGGTTACTTGAAACTTCTGAAGGAAATATAGTAACGATTTACGATTGGAAACAACACAGAAACTTCGGCGATGACGAAGTTATATCATGGCACATAGGATCTCACGGTCGTCAAGTGTCTAGGTTAGCAAAAGAATTAATAATTAATGAGTTAAACATATATAAATTACTAAACAATGGTTAAAAAACAAGCACAATTCCAAATACTTCAAGTATTAGTAGACAGCTACTGGCTCACAAGTATTGATCCTAAAAATCTTTCAGAAGATTTAATAGATGAGCAGAACGCTATATTCGAACATCTATTATATAATATGGATTATGACTGCGAGGGTGATGAAGAGATGTCTAGTTATATGTTAAGGGCAACTCACTCAGAATCAGCAAATTATTACTTAGAAGTGTTTTTACCTAAATTTAAAATACAGTATCTAAAATAAATATATGGAAGACATACTAAAAGAGATAACTGATAAGCAAAAAGAAATAAGTTTGCTATACACCAGACTCAGGCGTACTATGCGCTTATATCAACACGACACTCAATTACTTAGTGTTCAAAAAATCCGTAGAGCTACAGAAGATCTTAAACATGTATGCGAAACGCTAGATGTAACAACAGATCGGGTTTGCTCTAAAGAAAGATCGCTAGACGTATTGATTGTAAGACAATCTTTAGCTTATATTTTTAATGAAAAATATGGTATGACACTGTCTTCTATAGGTTTAATGTTCAATAGAGATCACTCTACTATAATAAACAATGTTAATAGAGTTAAAGATGCCATATGGTTGTACGAACATAAAGGCATTGATAGCGGACTAATAATAAAAAGTTTAAACAGTATATGCGAAATAGTAGGCGTAAAAGAAATACAATTTAAAAACGAAGAATAATATATAATAATGATATGGAAAATAATTTAACAAGATATTTAAAAGACATGGTATCAAAAAAGAATAAAGAAATAACCTTCAACTACGACGAGGTCGTTGAGATAATGTCAAACACTCTTAATAACTTAACTGAAACAATTGACATAAGTGATTGCATTGAACTTGGTGATTATACTTTACGTATGGACTACGATAATTACGTTCATATTGAGGATGCTGAGTTTACTGCCGACGATTTATTAGATGAAATTGGTATTCATTTTAAAGATAACTTAGATAGTTTAAAAGATTACAAAATTGAACAAAATGAAGTGGCTTAAAAAAGAAACAAATCAAGATAAAATAGAGTTTTATTTAAACGTGCTTTTAGTTTTATCAAAAAATACTAAACTTAGTTCTTATGAAAGAAATAAGTACATTAAGATATTAAACAATATTACTGAAAATATAAGCTAATGAATTATACAACAGAAAAAGGTAGTTTCAAAAAATGGTCATATGTAGTAACTATACCAGATGAGATATTTGGTATTGAATACGGATCATTTGAATACTGGGATAACGAAACAAATGGTTATGATGATTATGAAGAGGGCCAATTAACATTTGAAGATGGCGAGTTCTTTGACTACGACGGTGTAAGTACACTACCCGATTTTATAATAAAAGAAATAGCTAAACATAGAAAAATAAACATCTAAATTTATAAATACGACGCTTAATATATAATAACAACATGAAAAATAATAAATATAATGGTTATGCTAACTACATGACATTTAGAATAATGCATGATTTTTTAGATCAATTAGTTGTAGATGAGTTTGATGCGGCTGTATCAAGGCTACACCGACACGAAGACTTTTATGCTAAAAAGTTTGATGCTGAAAAAGTTGCGAGATATGTTAGAGAATCACTGCAATCAATGTGTGATGTTGAAGCTGGTAAATTACATTATACAGTATGGGATTACGCAATGACCGCACTTATCCATGTAGACTGGGAAGAACTTGCTATACACGTCAATACAGACTTAGAAGAAAAAATGAATGACTAGTAAAGAATTAAAACACCTAAAATCTTTAAGGCGCATATTTGAAATAGCAGAAAGCAGTAATGATTACTCTTTATCTGATGCCGAAATGGATTACTTTGGTTATCTTATACTTAAAGATGAACTGAGAAAAACTAATAAAATAATAAAAGAATACGAAAGCCTAGAAAAATATGAAGCAGCACACGAACTACTTCAATCAGTTAACACATTAAAAGAACATATAAAAGAAATAGAAGAAGACAACAACTTTAATAAAATTAAAATATGAGAACGTTTAACAAGTACAAACAAAATCTAAGACAGCAAGGCGATAAGATATGGTCTTACTCTACACATGTTGCAACGATAATGTATGACAAAGAATACCATCCATCCCATTTAGAACAGCTCGGGTATTGGAGTCAAACAACTCAAAAGCATATTAACTATGCTGCATCTGAGCTAGGATTAGCAGTAGTTAAATCAGCAGCATAATTTATTTAAAAATGGACTATAAAAAAATAAACAACATTGAAGTAGATGGAATAGACACTAAAGACTATCCTGATTTTTGTGACGCATTTATATCAAGTGCTGATTATTATGGTAAAGAAATGACTGAAGAACAATTAGATGAATTAAATGAAGATAGTGACTTTGTCTATGAATGTGTGCAAAATCATTTGTTTTAATTATAAAGCTATGAAAGCAATATTGATAACAATAGCATGGTGCTACAAATACAGAAATAATACGATCTAAAAAGTATAATATACTAAACAATAAACAAATGAAACTAATCAAATCATGAGAACAATAGAAACAAAAGTTTACACAATAGATGAACACCCTGATCAAGATAAATGCTTTGAGTGGATGAAAGATAATATGTACGACTTGAATGAACATTCAGTATATGAAGTAGTAGATAGCTTGAAAGCATTACAAAAAGTAATTGGTGGAGATTTAGATTATTCAATCGGTCAATCACCAGATAGAGGAGAATTTATAACATTCAAAAACTACGGTGAGGATTCGCTTAAAGAGCTTAATACTGATGAATGTCCACTAACTGGAGTATGTTGGGATGCTGACTTAATTAAAAGTATGCAAGCAAATGGAGATGCTTATGGTGTATTGCGAGCATTGCATGAAGACACTGAGTACGTTTATTCAGATGAAGGATTAAAAGAACTTTGCGAAGCAAACGAGTACGAATTTACTGAAGAAGGTGAAAAAATATAAAACTATGAAAGCAATATTGACAATGGTGCTTGTAACAGCTACAATATATCACGCTGACCCAAAGCAGTGTAATGCTGACTACCTAACTACAGCGTCAATGAAAAAAATTGACGAATCAAATCCACAAGGACACCGTTGGATTGCAGTTTCGCGCGATCTGGAGGCCTTAGGGTTTACGTTTGATACAGATGTTGCAATTGAATGTTGTTGTCCGTTAGACGGCGTGTGGACCGTTCAAGATCGAATGAATAAAAGATGGACTAAACGCATAGACTTCCTTGTAAACAAAGATGTTACTGGTGGCATATGGTATGATGTAGAAATAACTAAATTAAAATAATTATGAGTAACATGAGCTACTGCAGGTTTGAAAACACTGCTAGAGACTTTCAAGATTGCCTAAATGCACTTGAAGAATTGATTAACAATCATGGCGTTGACGAACATGGAGATAAACTAAGTAAAACAGAATATCATGCTATGATAGACATGGCTAGTACCGCTGAAGAGTATCTTAATACGTGTGAAGAATTTATTGAAATGATAAACTGATGAAAAAACTTCAATTGTATAAATTAATTTTGCGTTTAATAACCCGCGCGGTTGCTATACATGATACATCTGTTATAAAAGAAAGCAGGTTAGCAAAACGTTTAAACATTAACAAACCAAAAATAAAAAGAAATGAAAAGGACTAAGGATATAGCTTTAGAAGAAATGCAAAAAGATAATGATAAGCTTGACGAGTACAATAAAATATTTAATGAAGCTCTTAATTTATTTGAAGAACTTTTTGAACAAGATTTAAAAGGTTAGTTTTTAAAACTGGGACATTAGGCCTTTAAGATCCCTTAGTAAGGGGCTATTGTCCCACATTGTATTTGATGTCAGATAGAAAAAATTTAGATTGGTTAAACCGTAAGCGTATATGCTACGTACAATACCCTATAACAGATAAACCAACAGAGGTTTACAATTGGGGTTGGTACTATGAATGCGGTACTTACCAATGTTACGAGTTATTTAGATCTAAAGCTAAAATAAACTCTTTAAGATCTTTTAAGTGGCATTTATATGTTCTTTTATATATTAATGATGGTATACTCTTTGATCAGTTTAAAGATTTAGTTTACTTTTTAGCTACAAAAGATAATAATTTTGTTAATATAGATTTATCTGTATCTTTACTCGATAATTTGATTAGTGAAATGCATGGCAATGAGATTAAGTTTGCACCTAAAAATAAACTTAGAAAAGTTATATTTAAAATAGGTACAGGTCTTGAAATTCATGAAAAGCTATCTATAGTTGGAAAGCTAATAGGTAGATCAAAGAAAATATCTGAACAAGATATTTATGAATGTATGTTAGATATTAATGCAGCGGGTAAAAAAATAACCATTACACTATTATCTAAGTTACTATGTTGTTCTACAAAGACCATTCATAGAAACATAACTGATCAGTTGATTGAAGAGAAAAAAATACTAAATGAAAGTTAATGAAAAACTATCACGTGAAGAATTATATACGATATAAGGACGATTTAAAAGAGTCTATGCCTGACGGTAAGTTTTGGGACGAATATAATAGAGATGAATTAATTATAAAGTTTTTACCGTTGGTTGAAAACATTGCAAGAGGTTTTTCAACAGATGATAAAGCATCAGGTATATCTAATATATGTGACATGATACAAGAGGGTAGTATAGGTTTAATAAGAGCTGTTGACAAAATAGATATTGAGTTTTCCTTATCTAAAATTGATCCTGAAAAATCTATTAAGTCTTTTTTATCTAAAAGAATAAAAGGTGCAATAAGAAGAGCAGTTGATACAAACAGGGGATCGATGAGAATACCTGAGCATAGACTAACTGATATAAGAAGCGATGATCAAAATACAGAAAAAGTGGCGATGTTTTTTAACTCTATATTTAAAAGTATAGACGAATATGACTACAACGGAAACAACCCTTACTATAACATACCTGATTTAAATAAAGAATATAGAGTAGAAATGTTGAACTCTTTACTAATCAACATTATAAATAAAAACTTAAAACAAAAAGAAGCTTTTATATTAAAAGCAAGCTACGGATTAGAAGGTAGAAAAATGTCAGCAAATGACATAGCTAAAGAGATTAACATAAATGGTAGCAGCGCACATATAAGAGTATCACAACTAAAAAGACAAGCAATAGATAAGTTAATTCACTTTGTAAATATTTCGCAAGTGATTGATTTTCTTTGATTTAAATTATTATATTTGTAAAACAAACAACAATTAAAAACCAAATACCATGACAACCTTAAATGACAAGTTGGCTTATATGCAAGCTAATTTCAAGTCCAAAAAAAGTAGATTTAACTCTTTTGGCAAATACAACTTCAGATCAGCAGAAGACATACTAGAAGCTATTAAGCCTTATTTAACAGAGCTAAATATATCTGTTAGGCTAGAGGAAGAGTATGTAAGTGGTGTAGTACCTATGTTAAAATCTGTAGCAATATTCAGCGATGGTGTAGATGCTATACATGCAACAGCAATTGTTGGCGTAGACCTTAATCAAAAAGGTATGCAAGTTCCTCAACAATTTGGCAGTGCCTCTTCGTATGGCAAGAAATATGCTCTTGGTAATCTTCTACTTATAGATGACACGCAAGACAGTGATGCTACTAACACTCATGATAAGACGGCAAAGCCTAAATTATCAGGCGAAGCTTTAAATAAAGCTAAAGAGTATATTAAGAGTGGTGGTGATATAAATACCATTAAGTCTAAGTACAGTATTACACCAGCTGTTGAAGCTCAATTGAAAGCATAATGACAGAAGCTAAAATAATAGAACGTCTTCGCAATGATGAAGACTATTACGGTAAGTTTGGTAAACAATATATGTCTAATTCAGATATAGGCACATTACTAAAAGATCCTTTATCATTAGGTGTTAGTCTTACTAAGACTGTACCAATGCTAATAGGTGGTTACTTTCATACAGCTGTTCTTGAACCAGATAAGTTACATCAGTTTACAATAATTGAAGCATCAACGCGTAACACTAAAAAGTACAAAGAAATATCTGGTGGTGAAATGTGCTTGTTACAGCATGAGGTTGATATGATAAATGTAATGTCAGAGAAGCTATTAGCTAATAATGTAATTAAAGACTTAATTCAAAACTCTAATAATGAGTATGAGAAACCAGGTCTTACAAAGCTAAATGATCTAACTTGGAAAGGCAAAGCAGATATACTCAATCATGACGACAAGCTCATTATAGACTTAAAAACAACTAATGATATAGATGCTTTTAAGTATTCAGCCAAAAAATATAACTATGATTCACAAGCATATATCTATAGTAAAATATTTGGCTATGAGTTCTTGTTTATTGCAATAGATAAAAATACTCATAAAATAGGTTTATTTGATTGCTCACCAGAGTTTTACCAGCGTGGTGAAGACAAGGTTGCTAAAGCGTGTGAAATATATAATCTGTTCTACAATAATGATAACTTCGATAAAAATCAATACTTTATAAACAATACACTTTAATTAAATTAGATATGGCAGGAATAATCAACACAAGCATTAACTTAAATGCAATACCTAAGGACAAAATTGTTCAAGGTAAAAAAGGTAAGTATTTACCTATAACAATCACAATCAACGATGATCTTGACAACTTCGGTAATCAAGGTCCAGTAGTAGTTTCTCAGTCTAAGGAAGAGAGAGAAGCTAAAGCACCAAAAACATACCTTGGCAATGTCAAAGTAGCGTGGACAAACGGTGAGTTTCCATCACCACCACCTCGTGAAGACAGACAACAGCAAGCGCAGCCACAACAACAAGCTGCACCTGCTATGCCAGACGATCTTCCTTTTTAGTTGTTGTTTATTTATTCGTTCGATAAAGCCCCTGCAATGGTGGGGGCTTTTTAATACAACAAACTTTTTAGAAAACTATATATGAATAAGGAAGAAATAAATGGGTTTCAAATAGACAATTATAATCAGTATGATCTAAAGGAAGGTGCGAAGCAAGGTGTTTGTCCTTTATGCTCTGAAGATCGTAAGCAGTCTAATAAAAAAGCTCAATGCGCCAGTTACGACTGGGAAAGAGGTTTAGGCACATGCCACAACTGTAACACAACTTTTCAAATGCACACTTACCAACGCAAAGGTGCTAGCGAAAAAGCTTATGTGAGACCTGGTTTAGACACAATAATGAAGATCAGTTCTACTAAGGTTGAGGATTGGTTTAAAAGCAGAGGCATATCAAAGAATACTTTAATAGAGCTTAAAGTAAGCGAAGGTATGGAGTGGATGCCTCAAACTGGTAAATCAGAAAACACCATAAGGTTTAACTACTGGATGGGTGATCAGTTGATTAATATTAAATATAGAGATGCTCGCAAGAACTTTAAGTTATTTAAAGGAGCAGAAAAAATATTCTATAATATTAATAGTGTTGTAGGACATGAGTCTGTTATAATTGTAGAAGGCGAAATGGACGTGTTAGCATTCCACGAAGCTGGTGTTAAAAACGTTATATCAGTACCTAACGGAGCTACATTAACGTCTAACAACTTAGATTATCTAGATAACTGTATTGACTACTTAGATGATAAGAAAATAATATTAGCTCTAGATGCAGATGAACCTGGTCAAGCTTTAAAACAAGAGTTTATAAGAAGGCTAGGAGCTGAAGCTTGTTTTTTAATTGATCTTGAAGGATGCAAGGATGCTAATGAATGCTTAACAAAGTGTGGCCCTGAAAAGCTTAGGTCTAACGTTGAAAAGGCTAGGCCTGTACCCCTTGAGGGTGTTTCAACTCTTAAAGACGTTGAAGATGAGCTAGTTGACTTTGTTAAGAATGGTTTTAAACCTGGCTTTCAAATAGGCTTAGAAAACTTTGATAAAATATTTTCAACCTATACAGGTCAATTTATAACAGTAACCGGTATACCTAGTTCAGGTAAGTCAGACTTTGTAGATCAAATGTGTGTAGGCTATAATAATGAGTATCAATGGAAAACAGCTTTTGCGTCTCCGGAGAATCAACCTACATATCTACATGCTCATAAGCTGATGCGTAAAGTATGGATGGATATGCCTAATGCTTCAGATGTATACAGTGAAAAATGGAATAAAGTTGCAGATCATGTAAATGATAACTTCTTCTTTATAGACATGGATAAGTATACGCTTGAATCCGTACTTCGTAAAGGTGCAGAGCTTGTTAAGCGCAAAGGCATTAAGTGTCTTGTCATTGACCCATTTAATAAAGTAAGAGATATTAATGGCAATGAATCAGGTGATGTTAATGTTTATACATTAGAGTATCTAAGCAAAATAGAAATATTTGCAAAGAAGTATGATGTATTAGTTATCGTAGTAGCTCATCCTACTAAAATGTATAAAGGCACCGATGGTAAGATTGAAGAACCTACTATGTATAACATAAAAGGTGGTGGCGAATGGTACGATGCTAGCTACCATGGCTTGTTAGTACATAGAGACTATGAAGCACAAACCGTAAAAGTTAAAGTGTTAAAAGTTAAATTTCAAAACCTTGGTGAAAACGGCGCGGAATCTCATTTTACATGGGAACGCAGATCAGGTAGTTTTATTCCAATAGCTGACGTAGGTGAAGAAGATCCAATGCCCTGGGAGCATGGTTAAAAAAGCTACAAGAATTATAATGGGTAGTTATTTACCTACTAATAAGGAGCTTGATGCTGCTGAATGGTGTATAAAGAATAAAATATATATAATACCTGTTCAAGTGTCTTATGGAGTTGGTTTGTGGTACATTGAAATAGAAGTAAATAATAAAAAAACAAAAAGTAAAGACAAGTTTAAACCAGTAGAAGTTTGGCAAAAGAAATATGAATACTGCTCATACTACTACGATAAATATAGATAACATGTACGACAACACTTTTAATAATGCTCAAGAAGCATTTGAGTATTACTACGATATGATACCAAGACATGGTGTAGATTTTTCTGATACAAAGGCTTTATTTAATGTAGGCTTTACCATAATTAATCCATTAGATAACGAGATAAAAACTAGTTATAGAAAATGGAATGCAAGATATGCACACAGTGAATGGTTGTGGTATACTACTACAGACAGGTCTGTAAAAATGCTTGGCGATATATACGGTAAGGTTCCTAAAATATGGGATCGCATGAAAGATGAAAATGGTAACGTTAATTCTAATTATGGTTATCAGTGGTATAGAAATGACCAAATAAACAAGGTTATAGAAATTCTTAAATCTAACAACCAAACAAGGCAAGCTGCTATTAGTATATATGACGGTAAAGAAATAGACGATTATAAGCTTGATACGCCTTGCACTTATGCTATACACTTTACGGTATTAAACAAAAAGCTAAATATGTCTGTTATGATGCGATCTAATGATCTGTGGTTCGGCTTTTGTAACGATCAGTATTGTTTTTCATTATTACAAAAATATGTCGCAGAATGCATTAATATTGATCCAGGCACGTATTTTCATTTTGTAAATAATATACATTTGTATAATCGAAACTTAAATGCACAAAAATGATTTACTACCTTTATCATATACCAGGCAAGAAAATAGGAGTTACAACTAATCCAGACATTAGAATATCTAAGCAGCAAGGCTACAAGCCTGGCGAGTATGAAATACTAGAAGTATCTGGAGATATAGATCATATCTCTGAAAGAGAGCTTGATCTTCAAAAGCAAATGGGATATAAAATAGATTTAAATAAATACAGTCAAACAATTAAAAACAAAAACAAGAAAAGTATGAATATAAATGTAACAGAACAAACAACTACATTTCCATGCAGCGTAAACGAACTACCTGCTAGGTTAATGGATAACAAAGATTTCATGTGGGAAACAGATCATGGAACATTTGAACTTAACATGCATACCATTAATTGGATAATGTCTAATGTACAAACATCTCAATTTAGCTCTGAACGATGCTTTATATATAACAAAGCTTTTTCAATTGCTATGAGTGTGGAAAAGCTTAATGATGAAGATGCTACTGTGTTTGATAATATTAGAGATTGGGCGGGTACAAGAGGTATATATGAAAAAGGTAATGCTCACACCCAATATGTTAAGCTACAAGAAGAAGCAGGCGAACTAGCTAAAGCATTATTACAAAATGATCAGCCAGAAGTAATAGATGCTATTGGAGATATAGTTGTAGTACTTACTAATCTAGCTCATCTAAAAGGCTTGCGTATTGAAGACTGCGTTAATTCAGCTTATGGTGTAATATCTAAACGAACTGGCAAAATGATTGATGGAACGTTTGTTAAAGACAAGCTATGAACAAGAAAGAAATAACATTTAGAGATCCTATAGTAGAACGTGTTGTTGATTCATTCATTCAACGATCAGATACAGGCTTTAAAAAGTATGGTCAGACATTACATGATGAGCGCACACAAGACGTAAAAGGCTTATTCAAGTATGTTAATGATGTTCAGGAAGAGTTGATGGATGCAATACTATATCTTCAAGCTGTTAAAGAAGAAATTAAAGACTTAAAAGATGAGGCATTGATCAGAAAAGCTAGTAATCCAAACACAGATTTTCCTTTATTCTAATGATTAACAGAAGAAAAAAGGGTAGTCGAGGTCCAGTAAGATCTAAAAAAGTGGTGTATGATGGCATCACTTTTGCTTCCGGACTAGAGCGTCATATGTATCAAGCGCTAAAAAAAGCTAAAATAAAATCTGAGTATGAAGGCGAAACTTTTACTCTACAAGAAGGCTTTATGTTTGAAAATGATGCTTATGAAAGGCAGGCTAATAGTAAGGGTGATATGATTAATAGAGGTTGTAAAAAAATACTACCTATTAAATATACACCAGACTTTATAGGTACTGACTTTATAATAGAGACAAAAGGTCGAGCAAACGAAAGCTTTCCAATGCGATGGAAAATGTTCAAGTTGTATGTAACTTGTAACCTGGTTGGTGTGACTTTATATAAGCCACAAAACAAAAAAGAATGTGACGAAGTAATTAACTTAATAAAACAAAAACGAAATGGAAAATAAAACAGACTGGGAATTAAGCTTAGGATTATATCCTGGAATTTTAACAGGGTTTAGAACTTATAACGAAGAGAATCAAACAACTCATGTGCTATACATACCTTTTATAGATGTGTGTTTAACTATATTTAATAATGAATAAATTTATATATACAATTATTGTGTTGTGTAACTCCCACAACCCAGAGCACCCGCATGAAACTAAATATACTAATCTTAGTAAAACTGAATGCTCACATATAATTAATTTTTATGACACTTTAACCACAAATAAAGTTTACACTTACAAAGTTGATAGCACTTATTTAAATAATAAAAATTAATATGGGATTATTTGATAATAGAATAGAATACAAGCCATTTGAGTATCCTGAATACTACACAGAGGGGTGGTTAAAGCAAGCACAAGCATTTTGGTTGCACACCGAAATAAGTATGTCTGGTGATGTTAAAGACTGGAACGAAAACCTAACTACTTCTGAAAAGAATTTAGTTGGCAATGTATTGTTAGGATTTGCACAAACAGAATGTGCGGTATCTGACTACTGGACACAAAAAGTAGTGTCTTGGTTTCCTAAACACGAAATACAACAAATGGCTATGATGTTTGGATCACAGGAAACCATCCACGCTGTAGCATACTCATACTTAAATGAAACACTAGGACTTAATGACTTTAAAGGATTTTTGCACGAAAGTGCTACTGCCGACCGTATTAACAACCTCATGGTTGTGGATTCCAATAGCCGTGTTGACATGGCTAGATCACTTGCAATATTCAGCGCCTTTGCCGAGGGTGTTAGCCTTTACTCTGCTTTTGCCGTTTTGTACAGTTTTCAGTTACGAGATTTACTTAAAGGTATTGGACAACAAATGAAGTGGAGCGTGCGTGATGAATCATTGCATAGTCGCATGGGGTGTAAGCTTTTTAATCATATGTGCTCTGAAGATCCCACACTAAGATCAGCGGTTATGGAAGATGTAATACTAGCAGCCGAAACAATGATAGAGCTTGAGCACAAGTATATTGATAAAATGTTTGAAATGGGTGATCTTGAAAATTTACAGGCTAAAGATCTTAAGAACTTTATAATAAAAAGAACTAACGAAAAATTGCATGAGCTTAATTATGATTATGGCTTTGATTACGATGCCGACTCAGCTAGGAAACTTGATTGGTTTTATCATTTAACTGGTGGCCACACCCATACTGACTTCTTTGCGATACGCCCAACAGACTACAGTAAAGCTAACGAAGGACAGGATTTTGAAGACATTTGGGAATAAAAATAAATATAATGAGTGTTAGTAAGTGGAAAAAAGGAGAAGACTATCCAAATTGGGCAGATTCTGAAACATACAAAAAAACAATAAACGGCGGCTATTTATTAGAAGGTGAAACCCCTAAAGACGCTTATTGGAGAGTTGCAAATACGGTAGCGATGAATTTAGAAAGGCCTCAGCTAGCCGAAACATTTTTTGATTATATATGGAAAGGTTGGCTATGTTTAGCCTCTCCTGTTCTATCCAATGTTGGCACAAACAGAGGTTTGCCTATTAGTTGTTTTGGTATTGATGTTGCTGACTCTATACATGACATAGGCTCTAAGAATCTAGAAATGATGTTGTTGGCTAAGCACGGCGGTGGTGTAGGCATTGGTATTAATCAAATTCGGCCTGCGGGTTCTAATATTAAAAATAATGGCACATCAGATGGCGTAGTACCGTTTTGCAAAATATATGATTCTAGTATTTTAGCTACAAGCCAAGGATCAGTTAGAAGAGGTGCTGCTAGTGTTAATATAAACATAGAGCATGGAGACTTTGAAGATTGGCTAGAGATCAGAGAGCCAAGAGGCGATGTTAATCGTCAGTCTTTGAATTTACACCAGTCTGCTATAGTCGGTGATAAATTTATGCGTAAGCTATTAGATGGCGACAAGGTTGCAAGAAGAAAATGGAGCAAGTTGTTACAGAAGCGTAAAGCTACTGGTGAGCCTTATATCATGTTTAAAGGCAATGTAAATAAGCAAAATCCTCAGCAGTATAAGGATCTTGGTCTTAAAGTACACATGACAAACATTTGCTCTGAGATTGTTCTACATACAGACGAAAACCATAGCTTTGTATGTTGTTTGTCTTCTTTGAACCTAGCTAAGTATGATGAATGGAAAGGCACAAACATCATACATGATGCTACGTGGTTCTTAGACGGCGTCTTAGAAGAGTTTATACAAAAGGCCAAGGGCAAGATCGGGTTTGAAAATTCTGTGCGATCTGCGGAGAAAGGAAGAGCTTTAGGTTTAGGCGTTCTTGGTTGGCATACATATTTACAAAACAAAGGAATACCTTTTGAAGGATTATTAGCACAATATGAAACTAGAAAGATTTTTAGTCAAATTAAAATTGAAACTGAAAGAGCGTCTATGGCGCTTGCAGAAACATTTGGTGAGCCACTTTGGTGCGTTGGAACGGGCATGCGAAATACTCATCTACGGGCCATTGCTCCTACTGTTAGCAATAGCAAGCTTAGTGGTAACATCAGTCCTGGTATTGAGCCTTGGGCTGCTAATGTATTCACGGAACAAAGTGCGAAGGGTACGTTCATTCGTAAAAACCCAACTTTAAAGCAAATATTAATAGAAAATAAATTAGATACAGATGAAGTTTGGAATAAAATTTTGGAAGATGGTGGTTCAATACAGGCTATTGACAAGCTTAATGGTATTTGCCATGGATCGCATGATATACCAGTTAAAGAAATTTTTAAAACGTTTAAGGAAATAAACCAACTTGAAATAATAAACCAAGCTGGTATACGTCAACAATATATTGACCAGAGTGTTTCGTTGAACTTAGCTTTCCCTGCAGATACTGATCCTAAGTTTATAAACAAGGTTCATTTAGATGCTTGGAAGAAAGGTATAAAAACTCTATATTATGTTAGAACTGAATCTGTTTTAAGGGGAGATATTGCTGCTAGTGTTACAGATGAGAACTGTATTAGCTGTGATGGTTAACGCTTTTTCTTTTTCTTACGGCTAGCACCGCAAGGTGCGCCAGTTGCTACGTTGATCCAGTTTTCTTTTTCAAACCAATCACGTAATGTAGCACCTTTTTTTCTAGCACCTTTGACATTACTTTTACTAGATCGTTTGTACTTACCAGATGATGCGGCAGATCGTTTAGCTCTAACTACAGCTTCACGTTCTGCTTTGCTCATCGACTTTACTTTAGCAGCGGGTAAACAAACTTTTTTGGTGCCACCACCTTTGACTTTACTTTTAGCCATTTTTTTATTTGTTTAGTTAAAACTTTCTACCAAACGGTTTTTCTCCTTTTTTATACTTTACCTTTTGTGTAGTAACTTCTGGGACTATACTACCGTTTTGCTTGACAATGTTTTTGTATGACTTTACACTACCGTCCCTGTATCTTTTTGTAACCTCTTTTTCTATTATTTTATTCCTTGGTGATGTAGGGGTTCTGTATTCTATGTCTCTCTCTACAACCTTGCTTAGACCACGAGATGGTCTGTATGTAGCAACAACGGTTTTCCTACCTTGCTCCGTTGAACCAGATTCTTCACTTACAGTCTTTCTGTATCCCCGGTATTTTTTCTCTTGATTTTCTCTAAAGGAACCAGAAGTATTTTTATTCCTAGAACTTATTTCTTGTATATAAGCCATTTAGTTTAAGCTTTTTTTGCACTTAGCTTTAGGATTTATTTTGCTTTGAATTGCTTTTGGTAAATCTTTATAGTGAAATAGTTTAACGCTTTCCTCGCTCATTGACTTGCCAGTCATCATAGTTCCATCGTCATGCTTATGCAGTTTTCCACAGTGCAGCGATCCATTTTTTTTGTAATGTGGTACTCCTTTCATTATTTTTTCTTTTTACTCATTTTACCCGGACCGCCAGCTTTAGTACATTTGACTCCAAATCCTGAGGCATACGCGCTAGGCCATACTTTAAATTTCTTTTTAGCTAAAGCTTTACATGCTGGTGATATTTTAGTGCTTTTCATTACTTATATTTTTTAGGAAAAAGTGCATTCATAGCTTTTTGACGGCCTTCGCATCCGCAAGGTATGTTAAGACCTTCAGACATATACTTAACCGCTTTTTGTATACCTGTAGCCTTAGTAAACTTAGCTACATCATCTCCTAATCCTCTTGATTTCATAACTATTAATATTTGCCTCTCACCCCTTTAGGTGATGATTTAGTAGATTTACCTTTGCCGCCCCATAATTTTTTGCATGACCAATATCTTGCAGTTAGCTTATCGTTAGCCGTATCACATTTGTGTCTAGCCTTAAAGCTTTTACGTGCCGCAGCGCTATAGTTGTGCCCATAACCGCTTGCTCCAAAATGAATTAGTTTTTCTTTGCCGTTTGAACAGCCTTTAACCATCATTTTTTTGCCTGCCTTAGTCGATCTTTTCGGTGTATTGCAAGCCATTTTAGATTTGTCTACCCTAGTGGCCATATTGATTTTTTTATAATTTTAAATGCTATTAAAGCAGCTATTATAAGTAATGCTATACACAACGTTACAAGTAACATTGTTTTTAAATTTTTACTAAGCTGTTCTATTATACCTTGCTTTCTTACTACTATTCTTTCAACAGGTATCTCAATCGTTTGTACAATCGTGTCACTCTTGCATTCACCCTCAATATATGTTGTATCACCAACTCTAATATACTTAATTCTAAGTTTATCCTTATAAATATAAGTTGTATCTGAAGTTGTGTCAATAAACGATGTATCATGTTTAACTGAAGAAGTTATAATGTTAAATGTGTCTTTAACTGTATCACGCTTTAAAAGCTGCGGGTATTTAATAGTAAGCTTTTCTATTTTTCGTTCTGCCCTACGCTGTTTGTTTTCTAGTCTTTTTTCTAAAGAACAAGAATTACAAATAAGTAGTATTAAGAATAAATAGAATAAACTGTTTTTCCTTTTACTTTGTTGCATTTTAGTATTTGCTTTCTGTTACCTCTTGTTTTATAAGAAACGTGTACCCAGTCAGGATTTTCATCTGTTCCAAACTCCCATATAAGTTGGTCAAAATCTAGATTATCTTTTACAAACTCAAACATATCAGCGTTTGACATGTTACCATAAGTATCATCAATGTCCATAGCTGCCCCATTATTTGCGCAGTGTTGTGATGATGCTGCACCACCGATAGCTATATTAAGTTGTGGACTTCTAAATAGGCTATTGATAGCTATAGGACCTCCTACGTGCTTTCTAAGAGGCTCAAACACCTTCTCACACAGTAGCTTAATTTTTTCCATTTGCTCACCGCTAGGAATGTTTTCTATACCTTTCCTTGTAGCTGTGTTGCTTTTGATTACTTCCTTGTAAGAAACATGTTCAGTCACCTTCATTTTTGTTTTCTTTTTTATTATTAAAAATAGCGCCTGCTTCAGCAATGCCAAAAGCACCAAGTGTTACTATAACAAATGAGTTAAATATAGTATCACTGTGTACTAATTCTTTACCTAGTATACCGGTAATAATGTCAACCGTTGCAAACACAGACATCACTGCAAATGACAAGAAGCCAACGATGTTTTTTTCGTTGTACCTATTTCTTGTTTTAAATATATCCCAAAAACTCATTTTATTTATCTTTTAGTTGCTTTTCTTTCAGTTGCTTTTCTTTCAGTTGCTTTTCTGCGACCAACTGGTTCGTCATCTCTTTTTTTGTTTTGCTTATCGGCTTTTGCTTGAGCTTTTACTTGAGCCTTTACTTGCTCAAGTTTTTCATCTTCAATTCCAACATCCCACTTGCTCCAACCTAATATCAAAGCCACTCTTTCCCATGTTCTATTTTCATTATCTAAAGCACCTTGTACGTTTTGAATCTTCCTAATAACCCTGTCAATAGGTACGTTGGTCGCGGCAGAAACAAGATTTGAAGCAGCATTTAAAGCTGGGTTGTTTATATCAAATCCATACTCTTCCATATACTTTCTGTTGTACTTCCAAGTATCTAAAGCGTTTTTAAGTTTACGTGCTTTTGATCCAATTGGTGGAGATAGGTTTAAAGCTTCTACAACAACTGATCCAGAATCAAAGTTATAGTCTTTTTCATTTTGCTCCATAAACTCTAGTATTAAGTTTTTAGTAGTTGCAACTATAGCACCAGCCACGCCAGTTCCTCTTAATATAGAGTCAATCATACCATTTATAACTCTTTCTTTTTTTATACCAAGCTTTTCTTCTTCTTCGTCATCGTCAAACAACGCAGAGAATAAAGCTGTTTGTAATGTATTAAATATTAAGTTTTGTACCGCACCGTAGTAAACTATCTTAGATATATTAGTTTTCCAGTCCCCTCGGCCATTTATAAGATCAAGAGAGGCTTTTTTCATCTCTCTAGCATATTGTGCCGGAGTATTTGAAAAAGCTAGTATTAAACGGCCAAGCGGCCCAGCTTGTTGCTGAGATACTTTATCAGGTCTTGAAGACTGCTGTGCCGTCTCCGTTAAAGCTTGGAAATCAGTAAACGCTTTTTCTTGAGCTTCCTTAAGAGATAATCCCGCGTTTTCATAGGATTTTAATCTATTTCGATAAAAAGTTGAACCACCAATAGCGATAGCAAAGCTATCTGCTATTTGAGTAGGAGTAAAACCTTTTTGAAGTAACCAACTTACAGCAGCTTTTGCTTTATTACTTTTACCAGCAATTGCATTCTGTAGTTCAGCTAAGTTTATATCACTTTGTAAACCTGATCGACGTTCTTTTAAGTAATCAGAGTTGAATAAAAAAGTAAAGTCTGACCAAAACTGTTTTTGATTAGCAAATGATTTAGCAGCAGCTAGCATGTTATTGTCAGACCAATTTATATAGTTTATAGCAGATATAGTTTGAAGCACTGCTGATCTTGTATTTAAGAACATTACAGTGGCAACAGATGAGTTGATCCAGTTATTAAATTGATTTAACAGTTTGTTTTTTCCAAAACTTCTGTTGCTACCAGTCTCCATACGGTAAAGCATGTCTTCCATAGCACTTCTAAAACCAGAGCCATACTCAGCTTCTATTTTATTTAAGTTTTGCTCAGAAAATATTTCATCTTTATTTTTCTTCCAATTAGTGTTCTCTAAAAACTGTTTTCTATTAACTTTTTGAGATATTTCGTAAAGCTCGCTAGCCAAAGTATCGTTAACCCAAGACTCTCCAGGCTTCTTAAACCCTCCTTCAACACCTGTTATGCTTTTAATTCCATCTGCAAATGCTTTTACATCTGGATTATTAGCAACAAATTTTATAATAGATTTAAGCTCTTTTTCGTTTAAACCCTTTGGTTCAAATCCAGCAAGATCATATAAATAAACTCTTATAGCTTGGTCGTAGGTAAAATCCATGTTGGGTATTATATCGTAAAGTTTTTTCCTTACAACAGGATGTTTCTTTTTCAACGCTGTATATTTTTTATTTAGCAACTGCCTAGCGGCTGCTAAGTTATTCATCGCAACATTAAAAGGATCTATAAGATTATTTTTAAAGAATTTATATTGCTCTTCACCAATCTTGCCAGGGGCTAGAAAAGCATACAAGAGACCAACAAAATCTTCTGCTGAGGGGGGTATAAAAAATGTTCTACGTTTTTTCTTCTGTGCTTTAGCGGCGGCTTGAGTTTTAGAAAACTTTTTAGATCTATCTACGCCTTTTGTTATTTCTAATATTTTATTAAAAACTTGTGAGTTAACAGTTTCAGCTTTTTTATCTTTATTTTTATCTTTAACAAATTCGTTATCATCTACCGCAGATTGATTTAGAAAACTATTTAAAGACTTAGTTTCTTTTGCTGGTTGGATAGGTTTTTTTGGTGAACCAGTTCCTTTAGAAAACCTTCGACTCGTTTCGTTAGGGTATTCTAACCTATCTTTTGCATTTTGCTTATCTACGATTTGTAATGCTCGAGCTCTACTTAGTTGATCTTTTCTGTTTATTTTTTCTCCTTTAAAAAACTCATCTTCAAGCATTAGTCTATTTCTTCTTTCTTCTTCTGTTAAGAAAGCTCTTTCAAAAACGCTTTCAGCTTGAACTTCTCCTGCTACTTTTTTATAAATTTCAAAGGCTTTTGTATATAAAGGATTGAATTCTTTTGTAAGATTTTCAATTGTGGCTTCAAGCATTTTCTTATCATCTAGCTGCTCTGCGTCTAACGCTTCAATTTTTAAATCAATAATTCTTTGTCTAAGGTATTCTGCTCTGTCAGTTAAAAACATTTCTGCGGAGGCTCCAGATACAAAATCTTCGTGAAGTTGTATTACATGTTGAAGCTCGTGTACTAATGACCCAGTCATAGCAATAACAGGATCATCAGCACCTTCAGTCAAAACAGCATTTGCCAGGCCTTTAATTCCTGATTTTCTATTATTTAATAACCCCTTAGTTCCAATTACAATAGAACTAATTCTTGGAGCACCTTGTCTATAAACATCAGGATCGCCATAGAATATTGTCGAACCTTCGCCAACTACATAGTCCTCTGAAAAACGAACATCAATATTCGCTATTGTAGGATAATACTCAAAATATCTTTCTGGCAATAAATCACCTAAAGTTTTAACAATGTCCTTGTCCGGGTTTGTTAAAGATAAAAATGAAGATAAATCTGCAGTAGATGATGACGAAGTTAAAGACTTAATAGCATTTTTTTCAATGCCATAAGCAACCGTTTCAACGGCATTGATTATAGTATCTATTTCTGGATTTATTTCGTAACCCCATTTACCGTCGGTTGCTTCTCCTGTCATTGGGTTGATTTCTCCTGAAGCTACTATTTCCCAACCGGTTTTTTGCTTTATAGTTAAAGCATCAACACCATTTTTATTCATTTTTATAGCCGTACGCTTGTCTCTCTTGTTTTGCCCGGTTAGGTTAGCATTACGACCTACAACGCTATATCTACGTTTGTTTTTTCGTTTTGTTTCTTCTTTTAATCTTTTATCTATGTAGTTTACTAACAGCTCATCATAGTTGTTATCCCAATTGTGATTTGCAAAAACTTTATCAAATGCTTTTCTTATTTCTTTTTTACCATCTTTAGGAGTAAGTTCTTTTGTTAACTGAGCTACTTTACTTGCGAATGCTTTCTTATCGCTAGGACTAGCATACTTACTCCATCTAACAGATCTTGGATCTCGCTCTAATATTTTTCCAATCTCAGCTAACGTATTATCAACAACAGTTTTACCTTGTATCTCTAGTATTTCATTATACTTATCTATTAAATCGTAATCTTGTAGAGCTACAATAGTGGCATCAAAAGCTATTTCAGTAGAAATTCTATTTATTAAAGATTTTTTTCTATTTTCATTTTTTAAAAAGAACTTATTAAATTGCTCTTGCGTAACACTTAGTGGTTCATATATATTGTTTCCAGCCGTAAGAGATACTGATTCTTTTACATACTGACCTTTTGCCAATGCCTCTCTTATCGCAGTTGGATTTGCGTTTTTCTTAACTAATTTTGCAAATATTTTTTCATCCGACTTCATTTCCATTCGAACAAATTCTCTTAGTGGTACTTTTTCTAAGATAACTTCCATGTTGTTGTTTAAGAAGTCTTTATAAGACTTGCTACCTACCGACCCACCAAGTATTGCTGAAATTTGAGGCTCAATGTCTGAGCGATATTGTTCAATTAATTTTTGTCTAAGTCCAGTTCTATTAGCTATTCTGTATCCTACTTTGTCTGGTTTCACTTGATCTAAAGCAGTTCCAAAAACTTTTGTTACAGAATGAAATATGCTATTATAAGTTGGGCTATCTTCTTCTATAATACCTAACTTCTCTCTAAATGTTTTTTCTTCAACCTTAGCTTCTTCCTGCATCTTAATGTCAAGCTGCTCTTCTTGATTTACTTGATCACTAGCTACTTGCATTGGTTGAGAACCTTCTCTAGATTCATCCAGGCTTCTAGTCGGAACATCAACATCTTCGCTAACAATCTTACCTTGTTTTTTGTATTCCTTAATAATGTTTGGAATACTATAGCTAGTCAACTCTTTAATAATAAAGCCGCCAAAGTCATCGTTTTTTTCAGGATTAAACCTCATTATAGATCTCTCCATTAAGTTTGACTTAACGTCTTCTAAAAACCCGTCGACAACCTGGTCCTCCATTATACCACCTTTATTCCTAAGCTGTTTTTCGATCACGTTGTGTAGCATGCTACCAGCTACTAATCTTTGGTAGGCCTCTATTAAGTTAAAAGTATCGTATTCATCTTTTGTAGTTCCGTCTGGAACTATTGACTTTATTTGGTCTCCTATAGGCGCGCCCTTTTTAGAAAACCTTACTTTTTCTGATCTTCTTCTTTTAGTTTCTTTTTTAGATCTTTGGTTAATATAGTTTTCATAATTAACATCGACTTCTCTAGCAGTTTTATACTTGTCTTTAAAGAGTTCAGCAAATTCTTTTTTAGTTAAAGCAGCAATGCTACGCATGTCAGTAGCCGCTTGTCTACGTGGAGAAACCACAGGCTCTTCTTTAGCTTCAACTTTCTTAGTAGCCGGCTTGCGCTGTCTTTTTTGTTTTTGCTTTGTTTCTGGTGTAACAACTTCAGCTTTAACTGGTTCTTCTTCTTTAGTAACAGTTTCAACTTTTTCTTCTTCTTCTTTAGTAACAGCGGCAACACTTCCTGTTGGAACTATTTCATCTAGCTGAATATTTATACCACTTACACTACCGCCAGTTGCGGCAATAAACGACTTATGTAGTTTTCCTGATTTAATACTTTTTTGATATTCTTTCATGAAGTTATAGACGTCTTGTCCATCTTTAAACTTCAGTTTTTTCATACCAAACATTCTAAACATAGGTGTAAAATAATCACCTAGTTGTTCAAACGTGGTTTCGTTAAATTCTATTTCACCATTGTTTATTAAATCACTAAACTGTGTTAAGTATTCATCAGGGTTTTTTTGTAGATAATCTTCACTATAAATTCTTTCACCTTTTTTATCTTTAACTTCTATAGTGTCGGTTAGTTTTTTCCGATCAGCAGTGCTAAGTGTACTTAAGAAGCTATTAACAAGCTCTACTTTAGAGTCTATACCTGTTGCTTCGTTTATGTTTTTAAACACAGAGGTCATTATACCATGCAATAACTCGTGCGATCCAACGTTTACGTCTACTTGGTTTAAAGCAGCAAGCTTGTTTATTACTATTTCGCCAGTGCCATCGTCAATAAAACCAGCAACAGTTTCAGTTTCTTCTTTAGTTAAAGAATACTTATCCATTAATTCTTCTGGGGTTAAGTTATCTATAACTTTTAAGTTAAAAAACTTAGCATATCGCTTAGCGAAGTCAATGTTTTTGCCAAGCTTTTCGTTAACATAACCTTTCTTTACAGACTCTAATAAAGCCGCAGATTCTTGTAGGTTAGTGTTTCTACTTTCTATGCCTTCTTTTAAGGACTTTATTTTATCTAAAGTATTTGCTTGTTGTTCTTTTGTAGTTTCTGTTGGTTGTTGTTCAAACAAAGAGACTTCATTGTTGTACTCCTCTTCCGTAAGAGCTACCTCACCTTTACCGTCTTGTCTGTTTACAGTCCCATATCTTTCACTTGTTGGGGTCGTAAATACTGTTGGCTTGTCGTATGCTGGTTGTTTTGGGCCTTCCTTTAACGTGCTTCTTAATTCTTTTATTTTAGCTTCGTCAGCTTTGTTATCTATGTCAACTTGTTCTTGTATTTCAGTTTGCTTAGCTTCAAAAGCCTCTGATTTTTCTTTTAACTCTGTTTTTCTTTTCTCAACTTTTTCTTTTAAAGCCGGATTATTTTTAATGTCAAAATTAGTCTTAGCAAAGTCTGTATCTTCAAACTTATCTATAGCACTATTTATTTCTTCTTTACCTACGGTTTGTCCTTCTATTTTGTATTCACCGGGTAGCATTGCTTGTAGTGTAGTCTTAGCTATATTGACACCAGCACCAGGCGCTTCACCAAGCGTTTCTAAAAATACTTCTTTAACTTCTAGTTCACCCTCTGTTAGTAATTGAGCTGCAGCTTCACCACCGCCACCTCCAGCACTTTCTATAACAACTTGTGCACCAACGTTTTTAAGCGTGCTTGCTCCAAGCTTAGCTCCTACTTTAGCACCCACCCCCGCTGTCATTCTATCAACAGCACCTATAATAATTCCCCTAGAAGCGGCTTTTGCCCTAGCAGCTATAACAAAGTCGTCGTCTTCTAGTAAAGTTTTAACATTTTCTTTATTGAGCTTTAAGCCTCTTTCTTGTAGCTCTTCATCTATATATCCAGAGAAAGACATACCTGCTTCTAAAACAGCTCCAGCGGCTGCATAAGCAGTCGGTATAGATGCAATAGCGCCTGCAGTTGCTGTCCCTGCCGACAGAACGCCAAGTCCTCCAACCGCACCTATAGCAGTACCTGTTCCAACAACAGTACCCCCGGTTGCTAAAGCGGATTCGCTACCCAACATTTGAGCAACACTTTGTATCATTATTTCAGGAGCAACTTTAAGTAAACTTTGCTTTTCAGTTATAGCCTTTGTAACAAAAGCCCAAACACCTTCTTCGTCTGCAATTCTATTGAACTCAGCCATTTCATCTGACTGTTGGTATTTAGACGATGCTTCATGAGCCTCTATCCATTCCTCTATGTCTTCTTCACTCGTAAAACCCGACAACAAATCTAGCGCTTCATCTGAAACGTCACCTGCAACAAAGCCACCAGCAGCAGCTCTATACATATCACCTGCAAATTCCGTTAATGGATTTCTATCAAAAGTTCTTTCAATCCAAGTTTGGTTGTTTAATTCATACTCTCTAGCTTTTCTTGTGGCTTCCATAGGATCCTCTTCCGGTGATCCTTTGAAACCATTTTCTAACTGAGTTGTATACTTTGTAGTATCGGCTTGCTCTTCCCCCGGTGCCGCAGTCACAACCGCATTCTGAGCACCTTGTGGCTTTCCCATTTGAAAACCAAATTGTTGCTTAAAGTTATCCTGACTTTTTGTATATTGTCCGGATGAATGAAGATTGTTGTAAAGCTTGTTTACAGACTCTTCATTGTTGAATTGAACTTTAAACTCTTCAAACGATTTAGTATAAAGGCCTTGTTCGTGTAACTTATTATAAAGTTTCTCCATTGTTTTTATTTAAATATCGTCATATTCTCCTCTGACTCCGCCTGTGCTTTGACTTCCTTTTTGTTCTAAGCTGTAGTGTAATTCTATCTCCCCAGCATCGTTAACAATAAAAAACGGATCTTGTATTGGTATATATCTATTGTTAATTATTGTATTAGAGCCTTGTAATATTCTAGCGGTATTAGCATCTGTTCCATTTTTAAGAGACTTAATGTAGTCTTCCGCTGCTAAAGCAGCTTTATCAATATCGGCTTGACTTTGCGTAAATTTTTTACCACCTGATATTATGTCTAATAGTTTAGACTCAATAGATTCCTTGGCGGCCTTTGCTTTATCTGGATTAAACTTACCACCTTTCATTAGGTTTTGATCTAAAACTACAGTGGCCGCTGGTCTAACTCCATATTCACTGCCACTATTGCTACCCCCGCTTCCTGTACTACCTGTTGACTTTGGTACATATATAGCTGGTTTTGGTTGCATTACTTTTTCATCAAATTGGTTAGTTATATAACCGAGTAGTTCCTTGTCTTGCTCCGCCCAATAAGACTTCATCTCATCTTCACTTTCAAAATCAAAGCCGTCTAATGATTCAGGGTGATAGTCGATGCCTTTGTTTACCCTGTTTTGATATATTAATGCTTTGGTATCATGCTCCATCGCATTTAAAAACTTCGGCGCTTGCTCTGCTATAATGTCTCTTTTAGAGTAACGGTTTGCGTCTGAGTTGACTATGTTTTGTTGTAGCTTAGCATTTGCCGTAGTAGCACTATCAAAAGCTTCTAATTCTGGTGTTATATTTTTTAACGTAGATAGCTCTGCTAATATATCTCTTTGCGTAACAATTGTTTTTTCTCCAGTCTCTGGGTTAGTATATTCGTAATCAGCGCCAATTCTACCATCTGTATAAGCAATAGACTTAACGGCGTCCATATCTCCTTTCATCCAAGAGTTAACTATCTTCATAGAAGGCTTATCAAGGTCCATTATATCTATCTCGTAAGATCCTATTTCTTTCATAGTTTTATCTATGATTTTATTCTTACTATTGAACTCTTCTACACCTCTTAGTGTTTCCGCTTGCTGTCTTTGATCTAAATCTAAAAAGTTATCAAAAGACTTTAGGTTTTCGTTTAGTTCATCTTGGACCATATCACCAAGAGATAGCGAAGTATTTATTGCAGCTGATTCTAAATACTTACTATAGTTTTCTTTTATTTCATTTTCAAATTTAAGCCTAGCATCTTGCTTCGCCATTACGGCACTTGAAATATTTCTAGCGGCAGCATCTCCTGCTTTTTGTATTACCGTATAGTCTACGTAGGATACCGCTGGATTAGCATAAGCCCCAGTCGATCTATAAGAGCCGGCTTTAACGTTGCTAGCAGGATCGTGATAAATTCTTGATCTATAATCTTTTTGTTCTTCAGCCATTTTGTTTTTTTATTAATAACCCCCACCTGAAGCAAATCCTGCACCCATAGAAGCGGTATTAGAAGCGGTACTAGATATTGCACCCATCATTTGTTGTTGGTATTGTGCTTTTAGAAATTCAGCATTTTGTTGTTGACCAGCTATTCTATCTAATTGAGTCATTTCTCTTTGTTCTTGCGCTCCAAACATATACTGGGCTCCTGCCATTTGGGCATTTTGTACTCTAGCTTGTTCTCCCAAAACTAATTGTTGTCTTTGTTGTTCACCCTGAGCTCTTAGTCTAGCGTTTGCGGCTTCCTGAGACTCTATGCTAGCTGAAACTTCTCTTTTACTTTGGGCTGCTGCTCTAGCTAAAGCAGTTGCTCCACCCGCACCAGCGCCAGTAGATCTTAAAGAGTCTAGTGTGTTTGCTAATGATATGTCAGCTTGTGTAGCTTGCATTTCCGCAGCTTGCGTGGCTACCTGCAAATTAGCATAAGGATTTTGTATTTGGGAGCTCATGTCTTTAACGGCATCAGCTGGATTTATTATTTCCTGTCTATTAGCCTCTAAAGAAGCTAATTGCTCAGCGTATTTTTTTCCTTGCTTTTTAGCCTTGTTAGATTGCACACCTGCCATAATAGCAGTTGTTCCGCCAGCGGCAACGGCAACTGATGCACCAATAATTATTGCGCCTGCTATAAAACTCATTCTTTATTTGTTTTTAGTAAATTAATCTCTTCTATTGATATTACAGGATCGTCAAAGTTTTTAGCAATAACTTCTTCTTCAACTTCCTGTGGTGTTTTTTTGTTTGTTCCGTGTACTGTAATAAATATACAATCTGTATGTGTATAAATTATTCTTTTAGTGCCCGGCTTTGTTATACCATTGTGAGGAGCTTCTATTTTAACTACTCCATCTTCGGTTAAAATGGACATTGTACCTTTCATTAAAAAAAAAGGATGTTCTTTTTTATGTATTTTAGTTACAATTATTTGTCCAGCTGGATTAAATATTTCTCTAACGTAACAATTATCTGCAAATGTGTGCTTTACCGGGTTGTAAGCATGCAGCTCTTCACCCGTCATTGCTTTTTCATTTTTTTCCAGCGCTTCATGGGCTAAAGTAATTTCATCTCTAAACTTTTTTTTCTTTCTTAGCTCAGCCGCCGTTTCCCACATTTCATCAAACGTAAAAGAATGCTTTATATTCATGTTTTCAGTAGCTCTTACCCACTGCTTTTTCGCTTGCTCTTTTGTTAAAGGTGAATTTAATACCTGCTCGTTAATATCCTGCTCTGTCATATAGAAGAAACTTTTGCTTCCGAAGATACAGTAAAAAGTGATACAGGACCTTCTTGGGCAGCTGTTGCTCCGTTAATATTTCTGGTTGACATGGTTAGGTCTAAATAATGTCCTTTTAAACCACTTGTGTGAGAAAACTCAAAATCGTGATAGAAGTCATTATTTTTGTTTATTAAACCCGCATTGTATTCACCTTCTTTATTTATAAATCCAATGTTTACGCTTATACCATCATCACCTTCCATCTGCGATCCGCAGACAGGTATGTCATATGCTTCTTCTAGTGTTTCTGTATAACCAGCCAAACCATTTACGGGTCCATATTTTTCAGAATTTATATCAGTAGCCGTCCACCCGTGAGAACCTTCGTAGTTAACGGTTAAAAAGTTTTTAACGTTAGATGGCTGGTCGTTTATTATTAATTGAATATAAGCAGGATCATTACCACTTCCGTAAAAATTGCATCTAGGAACATTTTGGCTATAATGTTGCCATAAATTATAATTGTTATACGTAAAAAAATTGTTTTTATAGCTAAACCCAAAACTTGGCTTATATGAATATATTGAAGTCCATCCGTTGTTTTTTTCGTAAAAGCCCATTGTAATGAATTTCATTTCATCACTTTCCTCAGTTAACGTATTAAACTTCTTACCGATAGATATATCACTGTCTGTTTCATCTGTGTTACCTATAGATAGTACGTACTCAGATCTTCTTGCGTCATACATACCTCTAATAAAATCAGCATTAGCTAAGGCTTCCCTACTAAACGTCTTCATTCCATACTCAGATATTTCAGTGATACCATCTCTACTCAACCGTAAAATAGCGCCTCTATCTTTATCTGCAAAATACTGCCTGCCGTTGTGGTAAGAGTGAGTCTCAGGGTGTTGTGAAATACCGTTAGCGTGTAAGTAAGGCGTTATGCTGCCAATTACTTTATTGCTAGTTGCTATCAGCTCACTACCAGTAGCGGTATAAATAGCATCTTTATCTATTAACGCCGAATGCACCTTCGCTTCTTGGAAAATGTTTAAGCTATTGTCTTCAGCAAATAACTTTTGTATGGAGCCATATTTTGGATCAAGCGCTCGAGTTATATCACTACCAGTAGGAAATTCATTAGTTCTGTTAACACCTGTTTTTTTGTTGTATATTCCAGAGTATATTAATTCATTAGACTTCCTCTGTGGTTCGTAGTCAGTGTCGGTCATGTAAGCCTTCACACCATAGTCAACTTGCGTCCCGTTATACTTACCTTTTATTCTAGACTCTTCCACATACCAAATCCCCTCTATAGCATCTCTATCACTAGTCGCCGAGTTTGATATAATGAATGTATTGAAGTACGATATTTCTAATTTTATAGGCATTTGTTTATTTTTTAAATTTATACCATCGTTTCCAATTAGCATCAGTGTCGTCGTCAGTCCATAGGGTGTTCTCATATGTACCGCCTCCATTGTAAGGCGCTAATGCCGCGGCTATAGTGTCGTTTTGGCCAGCTTCCCAAGCCATACGGTCTGATTTATATTTCCCCGGCTTGCCTGAAGACCTTAATATAGCTAAAGTATTCGGAGTATAAAATTCACTCTTATATATAATTACAGAAGTATCCCTATGTATAACTACGTAGTCATACTTAGCTTCGACATTTTCATTGCCGCTACCATTTATACCTGCTATGGGATAACCGAGCTTAGTATACTTGTAAATTATCATTATATGTCTATTATCCGCGTAGTAGTTAGTAAAACCGCTTCTTTCAGCTATTTTATCAGCTAAAAGTGTTTTGTTCTTGTCGGAGTACATTATATTACCAACTCTAGGATTACTTGCATCAACCGTTTTATTAACGCTGCCTCTTCCTATGTATGACGTAAATGTCTTAGCAAGCTGGTTTATATCTTTATTTGGTTCTTTAACATGCGCCGTAAACCTTCTGTGAATGATTTTTTTAAGTTCCTCTTTTTCAGCTATAGTTATTCCCACTGTGTCGGTTAAACCACCACCGTCGGTTACGGTAACTGTCGCCACTTTATTTGTGGAATCGAAGAAAGCGGCCTTATTGACCTTCCCGGTCTGCTCAAGACCTGGTAAACCGTACTGGTCCCATTTGTCATTTAACTCATAAACCCAAGTTGTTTTTAAGACCCACTTGTCGTTCTGTTGAACAACTTTAAATGCTTGATTAGCCCAAGCTTTAACAATATCACTACTAGCAGCGTCTCGTGCTGTTAACGTAGCAAAGTCAATATCAAATGTTAGACCATTATTTTTTTCAACAGCATTCAAGCCCCCATTATCGGCAGAGCCTGTGTAAATCTCACCTGTAGCAACAACGTCGGTATCAAACCTTTCATCATATAATACTTCAACGTTGCTAACAGACTGAGCACTTATGTTGGGTGCTACATTATTAACTGATAATTGCAACGTCCTTATGGCACTACCCGTGTAAGCGCCTCCAGAGGTGTATTCACTAACTAATGTTACTAAATCATACTCATCATACGCACTGTTGCGATGTGCAAAACCAACGCCTGTTGCTGTTAGAGCACCAGCGGTGGACAAACTGACCCTATTCTTTATATCTACTTGGTTGTTGTTGAGATATGACCAGAGATGCAATATTTCAAATTGTAAGCTATTTGAGGCATTACCCTTAGTTGCTTCAACTGTGCCAATTGCTGTTGTGTCAGCTATGTCTTCATCAATACTAGTGCTAAGTGAACCGCCGGTGAACTGTATACTCTCTTCAGTTGGTGCAGATGCGGGTGGGGCATAATTCAAGCTGTAGTTTAAATCGGTTACTAATCCGCATGTAGATGTTTCATAGTATACATCTAACTTAGATTCGAATGGCTCCGTTTCAAATACCGTTAATCCTTCATAATCAGCAGGTGTTGAAGTTGGGTTTGTTGTATCGTAGAATACGTTTAAATTAAGTATCTCAGCTAGTAACGGATTTTTATTCTGATTAAATACAACATCAGGTAAACTTGGAGATGATGCGGTATCAAATTGGCTAACGGTACCTAAGTTAACGACGTCGATTAAAGTGCTATTGTCGTGCGTTTGCATGATAGACTCCGTATCGGTTGCTCCAGACTGTATGACCTTAGGAAATAACAACTCATCCGACCCAGATAAATTGTTTTTGTTAATATCTACTTCTAATATGCTTCTAGGTACCTTATTGATGTTATCACCAAATAAGCTTATGTAAGATGGGCTACTAGAATTAGCATCCTCTGTTGCTGGGTGTGATGCGTATATGTTATAGTAATCCTGTTGAGTTTGCTTTACAACTAACCTATAAGAATACCAACCTAATACATTATTACTACTATATGCTTGTTCTAATGGAACTATGAATGAGTCTTTAAACTCTATAGTGAGTAGCTTACCAATTATATTGTCCTCTTCAGAAGACCAACTGAAATTACCGCTACCCCCTGGGCCTGCGCTAAATCCGAGGGTGCTATTCCAACCAGGATCATTTGCCACGGTTACCGTATCGCTAACGTTGTATAATGCTCTATTCTTGCCTTGTTTGACTGAAGATAAAATCACGGGTGATTGCCTTCCATATCTATCAGATAATACAATACCAACTTGATATGTTCTACGTTGTTTTATTGACGCGTATCTATGCGCAAATTCGGCATGTTGTAGATTTAACCAATCATTAGGAACCGAGCTAGTTATTTCCTGAGCACCTTTTGCGGACGAAGAAACAGTATAACTTATACCTTTATTACCAGCGGCATCTGTTGGATATTGGTAGCTTGATAGATAGTTACCATAAACAATTCTATTAGATACTACTTCCTGAGACTTGGCTTGTATCGGTATTTTATCACTAACTCGAACTATATCCCCCTCTGGTAGTACCTTGTAAGGGTTTTCACTTTTGTAATTAAATACAACACAGTGCCTCCAAAATGTTGGTTGGTTAGACCATACTTTATGCGGGTATATATCTACGTTGTCATAAAAACTTCTTAAGTCTTTAACGTCTATTTCGCCAACAACTCTAACAGCGGCATCGTCAGACTCTTTAACTAATATTTCAATACTTTTTAAGTTGAAAGCATTTTCCCACATGGGTACAAAAGCAAGTTGATCGTTATCACTGCCTGATGCAGTTCCGCTAGCTGTTGTTACAGTTATGGGAGTGCCGGACTGATTGCTAGTGAATATAACTTGGCATATACCATCAGTTGTTGCACTATCATCAGCACCTTTGATTATATATGTGCCAGCAGCCAATGTTCCGCCATCTACATCAAACGAACTAGAAGCGCTAACGGTACCATCAAATCTTCTTGTATAACCAAGATTTATGTCGTTAGACATTGGTAGAGGCACCCTAAGCTGAACGTTGTTTATTGAGTTTTGCATAACTGGCAACCTACCAGTTCTAAAAGCATTTTTTGCTCCGTACTTAGCTAGCGCAACTGTCTCATTGGTGATGAGGGTGCTGGCGTTAGGATCTGTTTCAGCGCTATCCGCAATTATGCAACCATTGTTTTGTGGTGCAAATACCACTTGGGTGAATGGTGCTATTAGTGAATACTCATTATCGTGAAACTTATACCTATAAGAGAATCTCAAAAAATTCTCTTTCATGTACTCTGACGATATACTTGACTCGTTTGTGAGCGTTCTAACGTTTGTTACAGTTGATGGGTTTTGATGCTCGACCAATATAGGCGCCGCATAAGGGGAATACTTAGCAACAGATATTTTATCCTCGCTATCGTAATAGCTAGTATCATTTATTGCTTTGTTAATATTTATCTTTCTAGGCTGGTTTCGGTTATCAGTCCAAAATAAAAGGTCCTCAATAACGTTGATACCGGTTATTAAGTTATTTTGTGAAAAGTTTAAAAAGTCACCACTAACAATTACAACTGGTTCTGCCATCGTTGACAGATCCTGCATTATGATTTTATTTGCTGCCATTCGTTATTCAATTAAGTTCCGGCTGGAATGGTTGGTAAAGTCGCTGTTACATCAGATAAGTTAGTTCCTTTTGATTCACCAGTTTGATCTGTTACGAACCAATATACTTTTTGGTTTAGCTCGTCCACATAATAACCAATAACGTCAGAACCGGAGGCGTAGGCTAAGGGTGTGTTGTAATTTAATTTATTACCTAGTATAGGCTCTGCAGACCCAACACCTTCGTCATTTGATTCTGGTATAGATATATTTTGCGCTTCTCTATACTCGTTTTTTGGTAGAATTTTTTTGTCTACGTCTTTATTAATTTTAGCCCCAGTAAAATTATTTTTTAGTTCAGCCATTTAATTAATGTTTTATGTGCTTAGACTTACCCCTCATTGATTGTATCAACTCTAAAGGCTTGAAGTTTTGCAACCTAAGTTTAGCGTTACGCATTGCTGCTTTCCTTTCTTTTCTATACCGATTTACTATGTACTCTGGCACATTCATTTTAGCACTAAGTACATTTAAGCCTATGTGCTTATATATAGCCTCTTCTGCAAACTTATGTACTTTCATTTCGCCATCAGTACCTAAACCATCAGATATATATTTAAGTGTTATTATTTTTCCCGACAAGTCGCTGCTAAAAGCAATGCTGCCTTCAGCTTCGTTTATCATGAATATCCCAGTATTAGCCGATGCACCTGCATCTAAGCCAAATCGTCCACCCATGTGTGCACTTCTTTCTACCTCATACACTTGAGAAGAAAAATAAGCGTTGTTCTGAATATTAGATGTGTCTCTGCTATCAAACCTATCTTGTTGTATTGAGTCGCCTAGCAACAAGTTTCCTTCGTTGTCAAATAAATAACTATAGTCATTACCTTGAAGTATTGGTATATTAGGCCTAGAGCTGTGCTGATATGGTAATATAACGTTTTCAAATCCTGCGTCATCTATCCAAGAGAACTTAACGTAGTTGACATAGTCCTGGGGCATGTCCATTATTAATGTTGGGCCTAACTCTATCTCTTGTATTTTTTCTACCCTAGCTATTTCGTATGAAAACTCTTGTATGCCTCTTTTACAATGAAACAATATATCAGAGCGCTTTACATCGTCTATTAGTTTACCATTACCTACGTAAGCAATCATAAAGTTGTTTACAATGTCATCAATAGATATAAACTGATATTTGCCCGTTTTAGCAAACACATACCGTATCTCTACATTTTGACCGGCATTTACTGTATATCCAGCAAGGGATACCGTGGGACTTGTGTATGTATAAAAACTTGGATCTACTTCAACGTTATCAACATAAACTCTTATATCCGATTTAAGTGCTGGTACTGGGTCGAAGGTTAAGTCTATTGTTAAGGTAGTCGTTAACGCAGCATTAAAGTAACCTTGTACTCCTGTGTAATACTGTGAAGCTGTTTCTTTAATTAATCCCATTTATTTTATTGTTTAGTTGCTTCGTTTGATTGTATTATTTGAGATGCCATTTGAGTTATGCTTGGGTCTCTTATAACAATGCCACTGTATGCTAATATCCCTGTAACCAAAGCCATTTCTTCAGATGGATGTAGCTCAAAGTTTGTTGAACCAGTTGTTGTGTATCTTTGTATAGCGTGATTACCAATAGTTAGAGTGACGTCAACTGAACCGCCAACTACTGACGTAGATATAGTAAGTACATCACCTATTTCGTATCCAGAGCCAGCTTCTTGTATTGACACTGAATCCACATTTCCGCTACCATCTGTTGTTAGATAAAATGATGCACCTACACCACTTCCGCTGTTAGTTGCAATTGTAACATTTTGAAGATCTAAGTTAACTGTTCTACTGCCCGCATCAGTGACCATACTAAGATCAACTAAGTCAGCTAGCACAACTAAACCAGTTTCCACAAATGTGTTTAAATCATATATTTTATTGCCATATTGAGAGTTAATTGTATAACCCCATCTTGGATCATCTGGCTTTTTTATATAATCAACAGTAACTGTCGACGCATCAGCTAAAGCTGGCAGCGTTGTTATCGATGTACCCGCAGTTTCTTGATAGTACACAGGAAAAGTTGATGATGGTGCAGTCAACGGTGAAGACTGCATGTAGGTAATCTCGTGCTTTTTAACTTCCTCATATGTCCTTAATCTATCATTACTTACAATGTTGATTATTTTATATATGTCGGCTGGTAAATTGGCAGACCCAGAAGTAAATGTTGAAGTATCTGTTTTGTATAACGTGTCAAGCTTTTCTTGAACATTATTAGTAGTATCAGCAACTCCTTGGTTAACAAGACCTCTCGCTTTATAGTTTAATGTTTTATTTAAATCATAAAACGTTTTGTCTACAAGGCTTAATTGAACTTGCTTAGCTATCTTATTAAACTCATCTGGAGTAAGATAGCCTCGCTGTTCCTTATTCATTATAGATAAAACGGTTTTGTAAACAGTATTTATGTTTATAGCCATTTTATACTTATTTTAATATGTTCGCTTTTTACCTCTTTTTTCTATTCTTGAACCCCTCTTAGCAAAACGCTCTTGTTTCCGGTTAGTTCTATCAACTTGCCTTCCTTCTTTCATAGCACCTTTGTAATCAGCAATATTATCAAAACCAGCTTTTTCCGCTTTCGCTTGACGCTTTTTACCAATGGCTTTTCCCCATGCGTATCCCATATCCCAAAAACTATCACCGCTTTTTGATATATACTGATCCTCAAACATTTTTGCTATTTTATCTTGGGCTTTAGATTCGTTGCTTTGTCTAGGCGGGCCTTGAGAAACATCTTTAATGTAGTTAGCATCAGCGTTGCGGTGCGGCAGTTCTTCAACCTTCATAACATTTTCTGCAGATTGCTTACTTAATAAATCCGAGGCTGTTTCAAAACTGGCCGTATCCATTAGTTTAATGTCTTCACCGCGGGAAGACTTACTACTACTAGGCGTACTAGTCTTTGTGCTTTTGCCCACTTCTTTCTGTTTAAGATCAATAGGTACTCCCATTATCGCTTTGCTTTATTTGCTCTGTTATTAATCTTACTGCTTTTTTTCTCAAATTTAGTTGATTTGTTTTGTTTTTTAATACCAGCTTTATGATCTTTCACCTGCCCTTTAACGGTCTTTCTGTAATCCTTTAAAGTTGATCTCATTTCTTTAACACTAGCACCATCTTCAGCCATTTTAGCAAAGTTAGGGGCTTTGGCAATATTACTAGCCGCACTGGTATTAAATGTGCTAGGTGTTTCTACTTCTTTAGAACCCATCAACATAGTGTTTCCAGATCTTGGTAAGCCAGCTATTTGCATTTTTGACGGAGTGCTTTTTACACCTGCTGCTATTTCAGAGCTAGTACGTAGTCTAGACTTTGGCTTAGACTTTGGCTTTGGCTTTAGCTTTCCTGTAACAAACTCTGACGCGCGATTAGGATTGTTTTGCACAGCGTGTGCTTCTCGCGCTAATTCATTATTTGATTTTGCTGTTTTAGTTGCTTTAGTTGACTTTGGTCTATTTCGTTCATCTAAATCCTTCATTTTCCAATCAGGTCGAGGATCCGGATTAGTTGTTGGCGTCCATAGGTTGCTCCACCAGTCGTTACTTGGGAAACTATAATATTTAGCTTTGCTAACGTTTTGTTTTGAACCTTTGTTATCTGCTTTTGCTTTATTTTCAGGTGTTATTTTATTGTTAAATGGCATAATCGATTTGTTGTGTTATGGTAGCCACGATTTATTTATGTGGCTACCTTAACGGGTTTTTAATTGCTATTCTTTTAATCTTTTTTCAATAGTTTGGAATACTTCTATTCCTTCATCTGTTTTAAACCAAGCGGCCAAAGCAGAATATGGGTTTTCATCAAACGGCACTGTCATTAATTTTCTACCGTTACTTGCCCATTTAAAAGTTCTTTGATCTGAGGCTAGTTTTATAATCCCCTGTTCTTGAGCTTTTATACCTATATTCCTAACTTCTACATTATCATCAGAGGCTAGTTCTAAGAACATACTTGGATTATTCCTTGCCATAATCATAACATCTCGCTTAACCTCCTTAGAAGTCATCTTATTGACCTTAGAGCCTATTTCTACACGTAGTATAGCTTCAGCCTTGTCAATATCCATAGATTTAGCGGTATTTAAAGCATCTAATTCTATTTCTAAATAATCAAGATCATCTTCAGCTTCTTTTACGTTATCTTGTTCTTCATAATACTTATCCTTAGAAGGGTGATATAAAGAAAGAAACTTTTGAAGTGTAACCTTTTCTTTTGGCACAGCTAAAACACCTTCTCTAAAAGCAACGTGCTCTAAAACACCATCACCTTTAAATTCATCTACAAATAATGTTCTTTGGTTTCTAGTGTACTTTAATTCTCTTTCGTATCCTTTTTCTTCATCGAAATAGTAAATACCTCTTGTTTTGAGCATATAAACTATTGGTGACTTATTTCCTTTTAACTGGTATAATCTATCTTTAATTTCCCAGTTCTTTTCTAAACTTGTTGACATAATATAATTTAATAAATAAAAAAAGTAAAAACTTGAGGCCACACAATTATGACCCCAAGTTTTAATTAATTGCTATTAAGCATCTGTTGCGTTAAACAATATGAAGTTATTAGCAGCTTGTGTTACGAGACATCTCTCTGACAAGTAGTGAATCTCCATAGCATCAAGATCGCTATTAGAAGCTCCAACAGATCCAGTAACCCAAGACTTCATGCGTCGGTTATCAGTTTCAGAAGCTCTGTAACGAACGTGAAGGAATGGACGACGGATGTTCTTACCCATCATTTGATCATACACTGAAGATGTTCCAGCAGGAACTAAAACTCCCTCAATACCACCAACAGCAGCACGAGTAGCTTGATCATTCAAATATTTCCAGTCAGTCTTATAAAAATCATAAGAACCTCTTCGGAAACCAGAGAAACCAAGGTTAAGAGCCATATCTTCACTGTTCTCAAACACACCATAAGATGTTCCAGTAGAGTATCCACCGTTCATGAGGGCTAACCCAGTATCAATACCTAAGGCAGCAGAACGATTCAAGAAAAGCATGTTTTCTTCAATAGCGCCTTGCTTGTCCAGCTCAATACACATGTTATCCATAGAGGCTTGAAAATCAGCAGCAGTTGTTGTAACTATGTTAGCAGCACCAAATCCTTCAGATACAATACCTCTATCAGAGATAGCAGCAAATAAACCTTCAGTACCTGCAGTACCTGCGCCACCATCAGTTGGTAAAGCAATAGTAGAATCTGCGTGTACAAGCTCGCCTTCAACCATAGCCATTTCAAGATAATCTTCGAAACGAGTTCGGGTATCACCTTCAGCCTTCATATACCATAAGTAACCAGCTTGGCCAGCTTCTCCTGAAACTTCAACCCAACCAATTTGAGCGGCATCAGATCCTGATACTTCAAACTTGTCCTTGATAATAATAGGCTTATTGCTAAAGCTCTTGAATTCAGGCTTAACAGAGCCAGACATTCCAGCTGATCCTTTTGCAAATTCAGAACCGTAAACAAACAATTGAATTGGCTCGGTGTCAACTGCGCCCATGTTGCTCAACGCAGCTCCTCCATAAGGAAGGATAGTAGCCGTGTCATTAGCAACAGCGCTAACATAAGCTTTGATTACTTCACCACCAGTCATTAGCTTTGCAACAACCGTTTGACCTACTCTAAGAGCGTGAGCCCCTAAACCGCTAAGAGTGTTGGCAGATGCATCGGCAACGATTGCTGATGAACTTGCTGTTCCAGCTAATCCATAAGCTAAGTGAAGACGGCCTTGCTCAGACCAGATAATCTGATCGCCTGACATAGGCATTTCAGCTCCTACTAGTCGTAAGAAAGATGAAATTGATCTGTTTCCGTATCGCTCAACTTCTTGTTCGTAAAGCTCAGGAAGATACTGCTGACCCCAAGTATCAAAACTTGAATCAGCAAAATTAATATAGTTACTTGATAAAGTAACTTTCGAATGTGCGGGATCTACAAACCCCGTTGCTGGGGTAGTAAATTCGACTATACTTTGTGCCATTTTTTATATGTTTTAGTAATTTTTAAGTTTTATTTTCAATTTAGAACTGTTATCACCATCCATTACTCTGACCTTGGTACCATTTGCATTTATAACTCCTGGATCAGATTTTCTACCATTAACATTAATGTTTTTGGCCTCTGACGTCATTTGTCGCACTGCATCTGCTTTACCTTGCTCATAAAAATGATTGGCTAAACCATCGGGATTGCTAGCAGCAAAAAGGGCTTTATGATAACCTTTAGCGTCTGCTAATACGTTATCTTTAATGTACTCACTGAATACATTTAATAAATCACTTTGTGTTTGCTTAACGCTATCAACATCTTTAACGTTGTATCGATACTTCTTTTCTCCTACTTCAAATTCAAAACCTTTGAATTGTTCGTTAAAAAGATTATTCGTTACGTTGTCAAAATGTTCCTTTTGGCGAGATGATAGTTCTTTACCGCTTTTAACTTGCTCTTGATGCTGGTTGTAAAACTCAACTGCTTCTTTTTGCTCTGGACTTAACTTTGAACCCAACTTGACTTCATCGTAATATTTGTCTTTAAGCGAATTAAGAAACCCTTGAGCCTCTGAAACAGCTTCTTTGTGAGCTAGTTTTTTTCGGCGTACATCTCTTTCTTCATCAAACTCTTCGTCAAAAGAAAATTTGTCTTCAATTAAGAAGTCTATTTCTTCATTAGATAAGTGTGACTTAGTTTGTTTATAATACTCACGTAGTAGTGAATCACCATCTACGTTGCTATAATCTGCGTTTAATCTAACATAGTCATCTAGAGTTCCACCAGTCTCGTTCATAAACTCAACGACTTTCTGTATGTTCTCCGGTAGATCTATGCTATTCTCTTGTATTTCTTTTACTACAGCCTCTTTTGTTACCTCTTCAACAAGCTCAACAACTTCGTCTGTAATTTCTTCTAATACTTTTTGGTCTTCTCCTTCGTTGGCTTCTTCTTTTTCGGTGTTTTCTTCGTTGTTAGCTTCTTCTTTGATCCGTACATTTTCTTCGTTATTTATTTTTGCTAAATCTATTTTATAACCGTCTTCGGTTTTAGTTGTAACTTTATTTGGCTCAACTTCTTGCACGTCAACTTGTTCTACCTGTGTTGGCTCCGTGTTTTCTACTACTTCTGTGTTTTCTTCGTTATCCATAATATAATATAAAAAATTTGGTTTATAAATTAAAACCTCCTAGTAAGTCATTACCAGATGATTCAAAGTCTTTAGGTGGTTTGTTATTTTTTCTTTGATCTATAAGTTCGCTTTGTTGTGAAGCTTGAATTTTAGTTCTTTTATCTTTACGATCTTCCTTGTACTCTTCTCTACCGTTAATCACCTGTAAATCTAATTGTTTAAGTCCTTGATTAATTTCAAACTCAAACCTCATTAATTCTCTTTTAAGATCAACCTCTCTTTGCATTTTTTCTAAATCAAAACTATGCTTAACCTGCATCAATTGAGACTTAGTAGAAGCAAGTGCTTGTTCTTTTTGCATTTCAACTTCAGCGGATGCTTGAGCGGCCTGAGCGTTAGATTGTGATTGAGCTTGTATGTTTTGCATTTGTTGAGCTCTATCTTGTTCACCCTTTTTTCTTCTTCTCAGCTTTAGCAATTGATTAGCTAACTTTAAGTTCTTAACTTCTCTTATGTCTATGACGTCATCTAGAGTTATTTGGTCTCTTTGTAAAGCGACTTGTATGTTGTTTTCTAGTAATTGCTTTTCTTCTTCGTCCGGTGCTAAGCTTATATATACGCCAAAGTCGTGAAGATGCATGCTATGTAGTTCTTGTAGCGTAGCCACATTAAACTTGCCTAACGAATTTATAAAAGAGCTTCTAGTATTAGAATATTCTATAGCATCTGATAATCTTAAAGAAGTAACCTCAGCCATGCGCAGTGTTAAGTACAAACCAGCCTGCAATATGTGTTTCGTGGCTGTATTTGAATTTGCAGCTGCCATTTTCTGCAGACCAACTAATGCGTTGGAATCGGGTTTGCTACCGTCTCTAGCCTCGTTTAGGCCAGTAACATCGCGGAGCATTTGCATGTAGTAATTGTATGTAGTTATTAAGCTTTGTATCTTAGCACCACCAGAACCACTTTGTAACTCAGTTATAGGTACTCTAGCTGGATTCATATCTCCATCTGCTGTCATTGACCTTCCGATAACACTACCAGTTTGGAAATACATATTCAATGCCTCCTGTGGGTTGTAGTTTGTTCCGGTACCTAAGTCTATTTCGGCTAGGCCATCTGCATCCATATATATACCGTCAGGAACTAATCTTGACATAACTTGCTGCAACTTCAAGTGTGTTAACTGCACCATGTCTGCAAAAGAAGTCATTCTCGATACTAAAGATTCTGGTCTACCTTGATATATTCTAGGGGCAACTATGCAATAGCTCATATTAACCTTAGTTATATCTGACTTAGGCCTGGTCATATTTTCAGACAACCTCCACTTAAGAAGTTTTTCCATGCCTACTATCTTTGCCCCCTCATATAGTACCTCTATAGATCTTTGTACTTTTTCAAACTGAGACTTTGCGTCTTTAGGTGGATTAAACTCATCTGTTTTTTCAATAGCTTTTTTAGCACCTGATGCTGTGTTTTTTATTTTATATACTTGGTTGTTAAACGTTTTATATTCAAAAAACAGTACATCTACAAAGTTGTCTTGACTTGTTGCTGAATATTTTTGTGATCTATAAACAGAACCGTCGTAAGCCATATCCTCAACTTCTTTTATGTCATCATTAGTTAGTTGTGGAAAAAACTTCTTTAGCTCAGATATAGTCATTCTTTTAACTTCGCCCACATAGTAAAGATCATCAAAATATGGTGAATCAGTGTATGAGTATACTATATCAACAGGATCTACATATTCTATACGTATTCCTTCCGCGGTGTTAAATGTGCTTTTAGCGCATGACATACCTATAACAACTTGATCATAATCGCACCTGCGCTTTACTAAGTCAAATTTGTTTAAGTCAAACACGTTTGATATTGCCTCTTCCTGAGCAATCTCTATGGATGGCTTGTATTCAAGCTGCATCTTTACTGATAACTCTTCTTTTGTTTGTGGTAATTCTTTAGGATCATTCTTGAACATATTGATACCAGTTGTTGTATCAATTTTTTCAAGTAATATTCGATTATTCATGTCTCTTAGCATAGACTCTACATAATCGGTTTTTTGTTTTAAAGAATCTGGATCTTGGCTGTAAGTTTTTATATCAAAAACTCTATCAGACATACCATTAACAACTATGTCGACAAACTTTGGTATGATAGGTACTGGCTTCCAGTCTAGATTTAAATAAGATAAGTCACCATTTATAGCTAACTCATCTTTGTATTTTTGTATAGATTGTTCCCCTCGAGCATACAGTCTTAATCTATGAAAGTTGTCTTTAGTAGCTTGGTATTTGTCGCTACCGTTGTCTTTTCTAAACCACTCAGATTCTATGGCTTTTGCCACTTTCATACCATATTCATTTCCAGACTTTTCTACGTCAAGCACTGACTGACTAGGAAAAATCCCTTTAGATGGTTTGTTCTGCATTATATGTTCATTTTAATTTTTCTTCAACTCTGAAGTGTATCCAGTATTATCGTATCTTTTAAATCCAAAGTCAATGACTTTTTTTCCAATCTTTTTAACGGGCATGTACAGGTTTCTATTGCAGGCCATTATAGCTAAACCTGAACTAATAGATGCATCATGCTTAGTTCTATTATTTATATTAAATTTAGACCAATCGTTTAGCGTTTTATTAAAGTAAACGCTACCGTATTCTGCTTTTTCCGTTAAGCCTACGTGGTTAGCTATATAGGTTTCTATTGCAGCGGCATGAGCCTGCTTAACATCTTCACTAGAATTTGGTATGCCACCAATTTCTTTTTCTGTTATAGATAGCTTTTTCCAAGCTCTATCTGGTCTATTCATTGAGAATCCTCTATAACCTCTATTTTTGAAATGATACAGCAATCTTGGTTTATTGTTTTCAACCAGTATAGGCATGCCATAAAAAACACACGCCATTAACACATCTTCAAAAAATATTTCAGCAGTTTGTGGTCTAGCTATATATTCTAAAAAAATGTGGTTTGTAGGCACATCTTCCATAGAGAATTTTGTTACTCCGTGTAAAGCGCCATTAGAACCTCTACCGTCTACAGTTCCAGATATATCATAAGGGTCACAACCAAAAGCACCTATGTGCTCGTTACCTGGGCACTTAACTCCATTCTTACTTATTACTCGATTTTGAAGATCTTTACTTGGTAACCAAGATAAATAAAATCTACCACCTCTATCTGGTATAAAAATAACTTTAGTGTCTATAGCCCCATTTTCCCACTGAAAGCTGCCTTGGGTTATTAAATTAGAACTATACGAATCGCCGTTAAAATCAATTTGCTCGTATATTTTTGCTAAATTAAATAAGCTATTTTTAGTTTCGTCTCTAAACGCGTGCTCTTCCGTCCTTGGAAACTGTCGATAAAACTCATTTAAAGCGTCCTGATCGCCCTTAAGACCTTCTACTTCGTTGTCCCAATGTTCTATAACCCCAACATCTATTTCGTCGCCGTGTGGATCTTGTTTTGGTTTGTCTGGTGTATCAAACACTGGCAAGCCAAACTTATCTATAAAGCCTTCGTAGTTCCACTCCATCGGTATAAACAAGTTATATAGCCCGCTTTTAGTTTGGCCGTTCTTGTTTCTCTTTAACGTGTCAGACGCATCATACAGTTTGCGAAAATTTTCGCCCCCTTTGTCTAAAGCATTAGAAGTAGAGCCCATCATACACTTGCCTACGATTCTGCTACCCAACCTTAAACAAGTTTTTGTAACTCGCCAATTGTTTAGTATATTATCAGGTCTTTCCCATTTTCCAGACTCATCGTGTACTAATAACTTAAGCTTTTCACCGTCATAAGAGTTGTCTCCAGTGTTTTTCCAGTCTATAGAAGTATCAAGACCTTCTAAATCAGAGCTTTTGGCTTTGCTTTCTATTTTTCGTCTTGTTAGCTTAGATGCTGGCACTCTAAAAGAAAGCTCTGTTTTAGGCCTATCCATACCATCTTGTATGGGCTTAAAAAAGAAGGGTAGGTTAACAGACATTGGTACAACCTTATCTGTAAACATTTTTTTAGCGTCGCTACCACTTTTTGATAGTATACCAAACCTAGCATCGTTCGTCATTGTGGCTAGATTGACAATTTCACCAGACGCCATAAAAGAAAAACCAGATCTTCTATTTTTTAGGTAGCACATTCCGTAACACCTATTATCTAGCTTACACGCCTCCCAATATAAAAAGAACAGCCGGTTAGCCTCTCTAAATTCCGCTTCTCCAACATCTATTTTACACCACTGCAAGTACATGTAGTGCGTACCTGTTATGTATGTGCTTACCCCATTGTTTTTAAACCAAAAACCATTTTCACGCCTATTAAATTCTTCGTCTATATAATCGTGATACTTTGACTTAAATTGCTCTGGACAATCTAACCAATCAAATATTGTTTTAATTTTTTCAAGCTCTTTGTGCTTGTCTAGTCTTTTCCAATATTGTTCTTGTTTGTCGCTAGATCTAGAGTAAACATCTTTAGGTTCTTTTGGTAAAGCTATTTTTAAACCAGATATTTCGTACACATCTCCTATTTGACCGGTGCCACTTAAAGAAATAATATCATCTTCACTATTATAACCTTTTTTCCAGCTTTTAGATTTATTTAACCTATGAAGCCTATTAAGATTCACAGGTTCTACTATTTTATATAACGTTTGGTTATACATTATTTTTTAGCTCTTTTTTCAGCAAAGCCGCTTATCGAATCTTGATTTTTGTCTTCTAGTACAACCCCGTTTAAAGCGGCATCTTCTTGCTCAATCCTAGACAATATTTCAAAAGCATCAAATATAGCTAGCTTTTTTGTTGCTGCGGCATTTTTTAGTCTGTCTGCGGATACGTCTTCGTCTGTATCTACAATTGGTTCTTCAGCAACTTTAATTAGTTCTTTTACTGCTACCCGCCCAGCTTGGATTATATGCTTCCTCGTTTCCTCCGTATTCATATTTAATTGAAATATCTTGGTTTCGCACTCTATATAAACGCTTGCCATCTATTAAAAATTCAAATTGGCTCTTAGGGCCTATGCCCACTAAATCACCTACTTCAAGCCCTTTACTACTAAGACCACTATTTGAATATATCAATATACCAACCAGCTCATTCTCGATATTTAGCTCGTACTTGTCTTTATTCTTTATTGGCTGCACAAAACAGTAATCTTCTAATGCCTGCCAACGTTCTTTGCGATCACCATTTGTAAACGGCTTGTAAGCATATACTTGATCTATTTGACAAGAATACAATTCTTCTTCTATATAGCCAGCACTATTTTTTTCAACGCCTTTAATGTTATGCCACCTTCTAAATATATTGTGGTGTACTATTACTTTATCACCCTTTACTATTGGTGTGTTAAATGCAAGAGGTGTAGATATTACTTCGGCTTCTCTGCTAACACTTTTATGATCAAATATATCCGTGTTCGTGATCAGCTTTTTACCATCTATGTTAACTTCGTTGTTATATCTACTGCCCGTGGGTTTTATTAAAAAATTAAAAACACTTCTCATTAATAGTCTAAGTTATATTCAACGGACACAGACATGTTTTTATTAAAGTCTTTCCACCGCTTTACATCACCCTCTGTGTCTTGTATATAAATAATATACTTTTCTTCAGACTCTTGTATATCTACAATTTGGTGCTTACCGTACACTTCTTGGCCAACCGAATAGTGCATTGCATTTTCTTTGTATTCTTTGCCTATGGTTATTTTACGGATTAATGACATCAGCTTCGGGTTCTTTTATAGTTCCATCTACAATACTAATACTGACCTTGCCATACTTATCCATAAGTTCTTTTTGAATAACTTGAAAGTTATCTTGGAGTCCGGCTAATCTAGCCATCAAGCTGTATTTGTGCATTTCTGCGTCTGATATACTTATTTTACAAGAATTCATTTCATTAGAAATGCCTTGCAATTTGACTAGCTCGTCTTGACTTATTTTGTTTTCTACTTTTTTCATTTTATTAAATTTATTTGCAAATATAGTTAAATATCTTCTTCAGGTTCAAATTCGTATTCTTTTTCAATCATCAGTTTCGGGAAAAAATGTTATTTCAGATTGATTGATCGTATCGAGTTTATCGGTATCTAGTTTCGTTTTTATCGATTCAGAGATCACCAGAGGATAGATGAATGAATCGGCAGGAATCATCACCTCTCGCCCATGAATGCGAAGGGATGCTACGGCTTCTGATTCTGCTCTATCTAGTATTATAAATTCCATCAAATTGCTGCTATAAATGTGTCAATGTCCGCTATCATTAGATCGACCTCCGCTGTTGTCATTCCTGTTGCCGCTACTTTGCAGCACCATTTTCCATTGGTGAAAGTGTCGATCACTCCTTGTTTGTTTCTTGCTCCAAAGGCGAAATCATAAGCGATTCCCGTGGTCGGTCGGGTTTGTGTCCTTGTCGTTCGAGTAGCCCCAACGGTTATATGAAGTTTGTTGGTTGCGCTTCTATGCCCGATTATCATTTTACCATCGGTTAAAGCTGTGCCACTTTTAGCGAAAGACGAAGAGTGACCATTACCGTAAACAGCCACATCGAAGGAAGCACCGTTTTGTGCCTGTAGCATTATTCGAGAAGCAGAGGTGTTCATCGCTCCGAGAATGTTGCGCGTTCCCGTTCCTACAAATCCACTAATATGATATGCCCCAACTAACCAATCTGAACCTGAATTAAAGTCGGTGTTCAAGTCAATTTGAGTATCTGCCCATTGAGTTACACCATCCCAAGTTACCCCGATTGAACTATCAATTGTCGGTGAGTTTTTATAAATGTCATCCTTCGTTCCAGGACTAACCATATTGATTTCAGCCGATGCCTCCACCCCTCCACCAACGGGCATGAATTGAATCAACTTTGAATAATATCCATTCGATTTTGCAGCTACAAATAAATCTGAGCAAGCAGCCTTGAATCCATTAGACAAAGCCCCTCCAGCAGCTACTACAGCAGCAAAGTAAGTCACAGCGTCCGTGTCGTAACTTGGTGGCGGCCCTACATCTCCACTTGAGCTTGTTGCTCCTAGATTTAATCCAAACATATATTATATTTTACCAACAATTATCCAGTTGTCTACTGTTATTTGTTTCAATGTTGCCCCACCCCATTGCGCTGTAATTGCGATTGTTGCAATTCCCCCATTTAAATTAACACCTGTTCCTGGGGCTACCGTTACCTGACCACCTCCCGCTTGAATCATATCAATCTCTGTGCCTACAGGAAATGCTTGGGTTGAATTTGGAGGAATATTTACAGCTACTGCAGCTACATTATCAGAGTATATAAAAGTACCCTCGTGTGTACCTAGTGTTAAGTCTATATTTGTGGTTGTGTCAGTAACTATTGGTCTTTTACCTGTTATATCTTGGTTGCCAGTTATAGCACCTGTCATTGCCCCACCCGCTTTTGGTAATGCAGCATCGGCTGTTAATCCTTGAGCTGCAGTAGCATAATCGGTGGTAGCAAAAGCTTTTACATCCGCAAGGTTAGTTACTTCAGAATCCATCAATGCACCCGCGGCAGTAACGTTTGTTGCGTCTGTTACATCCGCTAAAGCCTCTATACCGTCTAGCTTTGTTTTATCACCGTTAACAAACGCACCTTCGCTTGGTGGTTGTTGTGCTGTTGCGCCTAAAGCTGCCCCTGCTGTTACTGTGGCTACCGCAACTGAATTAATAGTGCCTACCGTTGTTGCGCCTGTGTTGCTAATTGTAACGTCACCTGACATTGCAACAGATACCGATTGATTTGATGAATTACCCAAAAACATCTTTGCAGAGTCAAGGTTTGGTGTTGCATTCGTTCTACCAGCACCGCCTACTTTGATAGTCATATTGGATGTTGGAGTGGCCCTTTCTATCTTACCGATGTTTTGTATCAAGTTAGCCTCTCCTGATGGAGGAACATTTGTTAGTTTTCCAGCTTCAGTAGATGAAACATAAACTGTATCGCCTACAGAAAAAATAATACTGGTTTCGCCAAAGTCAGTAACATCTAATCCTTTGACACTTCCAAAAGTAGCAACCTCACCTGTGTTATTCTCTGCAATATCAGCTAAAGCTATCCCAAAAGCTGGCATTGTAGCCGATGAATTTGATTGTGCTAATTGAATCTCTGGTGTGTTGCCTGATATACCTGAGATATAAACAACCTCTCCTTTATCAATTGCGCTACCTATTGCTTTTGCATCAAATCTAACCGCACCATTCAAGTCACCGATAAAGTCAGGTGCTGTTATGGCTCCAGCGTCGTCTATTGTAGCAGAGGAGTTTTGTAGTAGCTTACCTGTGGTTGTGTCAAATCTAGCAATCGCGTTATCTGTTGCCGAAGATGGGCCTACTACATCACCACTGCCTCCGCCACCACTTACTGTAGCGAATGATAACTCCCCTGCTCCGTTGGTCTGAAGCACTTGTCCTCCTGTTCCATCTGTTTGTGGGTACTTAATGCCATCAATAGTAACATTACTTGTAATAACATTACCTGGCCCACTCGGTGTTATTGAAATGTCTCCACCACCTGATGACACAATACTGTTACCATTGACATCTAGGTCTCCACCAAGTATTGGTGCGGCATCACCGCCAACACTACTTAACTTATTGTTAAATGTGTTCCAGTTAGTTGAGCTTAGATAACCGTCTACTGATGTAGTTGCCGCAGCCATTGATATAGCAGGTGTTGTTCCACCTGAAGAAACTACTGGAGTTGTTCCCGTAACACTTGTTACTCCACCACCTACTGTAGTAAATGATAACTGCCCAGCACCATTTGTTTTTAGTACTTGGTCTATTGTCCCATCTACTTTTGGGTAGCTGATGCCATCTAATACAACATTACCCGAAGCATCAGGTGTTATTGAAATATTTCCACCTGATGACACAATACTGTTATTATTGACATCTAAATCACCACTAAGCGTAGGTACAGGGTCACCCGAAACACTAGTTAATTTGTTGTTGAACGTGGTCCAATCAGTAGAAGTTAAATACCCATTAACCGATGTAGTTGCCGCGGCCATTGATATATCTGGCGTTGTTCCGCCTGAAGAAACTACAGGGGCTGTTCCTGTAACACTTGTTACGCCAGAAGTTGTAACGTAGCCTTGTGTGGAATGATCTCCCCAACTATAAGCAGTGTTCCAGTTTGTTGAATTATCTGTTAGTATACTATAAGTGCCGCTACTAGCACCTCTAAGCATAATTCCTTGTGATGTAAAATCACCATCAACAACAACGTCAGCATGAGACGTTTCACTCGTAATATATCCTTGAGTAGAATGATCACCCCAGCCATAAGCTGTATCCCATTGACCAACTTTAGCGTCGGTAATGGTATTAGCTCCCATGTCAATTATTTGACTATTAGCATCTAATGTACCACCCAGCTGGGGAGTAAGGT